ATACAAGGGCTCCAGAGGTTTACGCTTCTGGAGCCCTTTTCTTTTGGGGGAATTTTGGGGGAGCAGCTTTCCGTGACATTCCCCCATTCCCCCACTAAAGTTCGCCGCATGGCTTACTTCGAAAAACGCGGGAGCGCCTGGCGCGCACAGATCCGCAGAAAAGGACATCCAACTCTTTCCGCTACCTTCGACACAAAGGCGGAGGCCCAGCGCTGGGCAGCCGAGATCGAGGGCGATATGTCGCGCTCTCGATTCGTCGACACCAGGGCGGCCATGCGAACCACGCTAGGCAAGGCCTTAGAGCAATACGAAAGGGAGATTTCTGAGCATAAGAAGGGGGCCAGCCAGGAAAGGGGTCGAATCAGGAGATGGCTGGCACATCCCCTGGCAGCTAAAGGGCTTGGAGAAATCACTCCGTCTGATCTTGCTGAGTATCGTGACTCTCGACTGAAGGATGGCGCCTCATCGTCTACCGTTCGTTTAGATCTGGCGATCATCAGCCACCTCTATACCATTGCGGCAAAGGAGTGGAGGCTTGAAGGCCTGACGAATCCCTGCAAGAACCTGCGTATGCCAAAGGGGAGCAGGGCGCGTGAGCGCAGGCCCACTACCATAGAACTACGCAAGATTTATGCTGAAGCAGCCAAACTTCACCCTGAACTCCCGGTGATTATCGAACTGGCAGCCGACACAGCCATGCGCAGATCTGAGCTTCTGCTGCTGCGCCGAGAACAGATTCGCGACAAGGTTGCGGTTCTGGAGGACACGAAGAATGGCGAACGCCGGTCGGTCCCCCTTTCCTCACGCGCTCGAGAACTTCTCAGGTCGCTTCCGGCGCGGATTGATGGCAAGGTGTTCAGCCTTGCACCGAACACCGTTAGCAACTACTTCCCCAAGGCTTGCGAGGCCGCGGGCGTGACTGGCCTTACCTTCCACGACCTCCGACATGAGGCCACGTCGCGCCTCTTTGAGCGGGGTTTCTCTATGATGGAGGTAGCGGCGATCACAGGGCACAAGACACTGGCCATGCTCAAACGCTACACCCACCTTTCGCCTCATGCCCTGGCCGACAAGCTGGGCTAGCCGACCTTGGCCAGCCTCGGAGGTTCTCGCCTCGGCCTTCCCACCTTCGGAGCCTTGTGTTCTCCAGCCTCGTAGTCGCGCAGAAACTTGCGCACGCTCTCTAGCCGCCAGCATACCCGTATGCCCTGCTTGAAGTATGGGGGTAACCAGTCGGGGCGCGCCTGGATAGCGCTGCGTATTGATGACTCTGTGCGCCCCAGCAGCTTGGCAAGCTCTGGGACATGGATGATTTCAGGTTCCATAGGCAATACCTCTTGCCGGGGATGGCATGATGGTAGGATTTAGACGCCCAGTCGGGTTAGCTCAGGGAGAGCTAGTGGCGCCCGGCTGGGTTATTCGCTTGCTTCTTCCCATAGGTCTTTCCATACATCGATGGCTACCAGCAGAAGCTGCTTGTATTTGAAGAATGGGTAGATGAATGGAAGCACCAGAACAATGGGAGCCGTGACGACCAGCATGGTTTTCATGTAACCCTTAACGACTCCGTTCCAGAACGGGCTCACTCCCCACCTCCCATAGACTTTCCGATCTCGGCTGCGGCACGAGTGATTGCTCTGCGGGTGGCGCATTGCTCTCCATACGACAAAGCGTCTGCGCGATACGCTGGCCCAGTCAGTATTTCATGAAGGCGTTTGTGCAGACTCGTAGAGACAGCCAGCCTCAGCGCGTCGCCGTCGTCGGTAAGCGGGTTCCAGTAATATTCAACCCCAGTACTGAAATTGATCGGTTCAGCCAGGGCAGGATCAATCCCCGCCGCCCGCGCCGCCAGTTCGAGTAGTGTGCGGTCGTTCATTGCTTGGCTCCTATATTCAATACTGAGTCGATAGCCTCATCGGTTCGCTGCGCCCGAAGATGTTCATCGCAGACGTGCAGGCTTGCCCAGTTGTGGAGGTATCCTTCATCTCTCAATCCGCGATACCTCGCAGCATCCTTGCGCAGTGCCTCATAGTCTTCAGCGAAGAACGGCAGTAGTGTTTCGTGCCGTAGTGGCACCCCATTGGCCGCATCGGAAGCGTTGTCCAGAACGTTCTCTGGGGCGTCCAGAGCGCCGAGCACTTGATATGCCTCGCCGGCGAACCTGCGCAGTGCCTCAATTTCCGCCTTGATCTGGTCTTTCTCTCGCGTCCATTCCAGCCATGCGTCTAGGTCGAAATCGCCTTTTAGTCCGATGCGCAGGCGTTCCACCTCGGCAATCAGCTTGAGAATGGCTTGTGGATTGGCGGCGGCGATGAAGGATGCCTTGATCGGATCATCCTCGCCCGTCTCACAAACGAAATCGTTCGCGCAATCGCGCACTTGGTCGATTCCGTTCTCCACGAACCATTCCCCTGGTGCAAATGGAAGAGCACGCACCGCCAGTTCCCTCAGCTTGTTGATATCGGTCATGGCTTGGCTCCTTCCAGGGCCGCTCGCGCCTTGGCTATCTCACCGCAGGTATGGTCTTCCCAGCCTGTAGCGTCTGAAATATGAATCAGCGCTTGCAGGCTCTCGCGCAGGGCTTCGTTCTCCTCCTTGAACTGATCGCGTTCTTCAGTTCTACGCTTGGCGGCCTCGCGCCAATACCCACATCCGCCTGGATGCTCGGTGCATGCGGATAGTTCGTCGAGCAGCCTTTCGTTCTCCGCCTTGAGCCTGTCCCGCTCTTCCTCAGTACGCTGCGTCCGTCCCCTCCAAACTGCAACCACCGAATCGTTCTCGGCGATCTCGTTTAGCATGGATAGGATCAGCTCAGGCTCAATGCAATCGTAGAAATCGTGTAGCCTTCTACGCTCTTCTCCTTCGTCGGCGCAGCGAGACACGTCGCATGCCTCAGCCAGCCTCCGCAGCTCTGCGTGGTCGGTCATGCGTGCGTACCTCGAAGTCCAGTTGCTACCCAGTAGGGTGTGCCGTTGCATTCAACGAGGCCCTTGCGCTTTAGCCTATTCAAAGCCTTGCTGATGGTCGGCCTGTCTTCGCCGATGGCGTGACGCATAGCCCATGCAGTAGAGCCCTGAATTTTGCGGAGATGCTCGAGCACTCTGTCGTCGATAGGATGGTCAGCCATGCTTCACCTCGATTCCGGCTTGCTGGAGGGCTTCGGTCACTCGCTCAAGGCAGTCGTTGAAGCCGGCAGATCTTGGGTTCTCATCGTCTCCGGTCCAGTTCAACGGATCGCGACGCTCCGGCAGCTCCACCCTCAGAGCCGCGCGGCTGGCTTGCCAGGCTTTCCATCGTTTGGCGCACTGACCGTCTTGTTCCGGATCATCTTCCACTGCGATTACGTAGCCGAACTCAGCGTGATGCCAAGCTTCAAACTCTTCTCTCATGTCAGGCACGGTCAGGACTCCTCTGAGTGGATCGCCTTGTTCATGTCTCGCTTCATCGCGTTGACCTTGTTCTGAAGTTCGTTCCACTCTGGGTCGTTCAGCGAGAAGTCTTCCTGTTTGTGCATCTTCCTCTCCAGCCAGAGGGTGAAGCGCAATAGCATTCTTGTGAGCGGGAATCGTTTCACTGCTTGCTCCATCTGCTCAACTCCTGTCCTTTCTGTTCTGTCTGCTCGTAGAGGTTCTGGAAGTCCCCGACTATCCGGAAGATGCCGAAGACGATCAGCGCGATGACCAGCGCCTGGGCGATTAAGGTTTTGTTTTCGTTGTCCACGGTTGGTCCTCCGGGGGCGGATGCGTTGGTTTATGCTGGGCGAGGGTGACGGGTTAGGCGCGTATAGATGCTGGGGATGGGGGCTGGCACAGTTGTAAACTATCGGTTTACAACTCGCCCTTCTGTTCCTATCCAGCGCTTCTCTTTAATTTCCTGAAGGAATAGCTCGAGCGTTGTGATTGCGCTGTTGTAGCCTCGCTCCCAGTCCTTTGGCTTTGCTCGGCGTGCGGCCTGGAGTCGCTGAATGCATTCAATGATCGTCAGTTCGGCAATTTCGCGAGCTTCCTTTCTGCGCTTCGATCGCGTCTCGGGCTTCTGTTGGCGAGGCAGGTTTTTCAGGCACTTCGGTGTGTAGTTCACGCGCTCGTCTCCGTTTCGTTGGCGTCATAGGAATTGCAACCGTCAAGGAAAACTTGACAGTTTCGTCCACCCTGCTCGCTCAGCAGGGCGCGGAGTTGGTTCGCGATTTCGATCATCTTCTTCGCGCGTGTCGTAGCTGCGTTCGTCCCTGCTGGAACGTTTTCGCAATTCCAGTCGCTTTCCCGCCTGCACTCCCGCTCTATGCTCCGCAGCAGATCCTCGCTTACCACTACATGACCTGCGGGTACGGCTCGGGCGTTCCAGTCGGAGACAGCAATATCACGCTGCTCTTTTGTTGCCGGCACCACCATTGTTTCGCTGTCCGTGAAGGCGCACTCTAAAGCGTGATCGCCTACGATCCTATGCCAGTCTCGGTTGCTCTCTAGGCGCATCGAACATCCGCAGAACGGGCACGGTTTTAGTTCAGACATTGTTGCTCTCCTTTCCCGTCTCGATCAGCGCTCTGCACACCGGGCAGTCCGGATCGCGTGCTTCGTGCCCCTCAAAGGCATCGGGGCACAGTCCGTTATTCAGGTGCATGACTTTCCCGGTAGCGGACCGGCGCAGCGTCTCGAGCGCTGATTCGCTTACCGTCAGGCCGTTGAGGCGCGCAAGTTCGTCGAGGCAGGCGTTCCAGCCGCTATTACGATTCAGCCCTGGGACTCCGGCATTTAGGAGTTTTCGCTCCGGCACAACCACCACCCTTGCGCGCAGTGCTGCGACTTCCTCCCTTAGCGCCTGGGCCTCGGCGGCGAGGGCGTCGTAATCCTTCGCCATCACAATTTCAGGGCCGTGAGGTTCGTAGCTAATCTTGTTGCCCGCCTCGGAAAGCATCTTCACTACGGAAAAGCGGTGGACCTCACTCATGACCTACCTCCTTGCCGGGCGCGGCGCGGTCCAGGCGCTCGATCTCGGCCAGGATCAAGGCGCCGGCACGCACGTAGTTGGAGCGCGCGTCTCTCGGCTTCCACCACTTCGCCGAGAACGACCAGATAGCCGGAGCCTCGTCGTTAGCTCCGTTGAGGATGTACGCTGCTGCGGCGCGCGGAAGTTCGGCGGCGCAATAGAGGTCGTCGTGCTCCGGCGTCCATCCCTCGGCGGTGATCTGCCGGCGGCGCTCTGCCTGCACGTCGAGCCATGCCTGCGGCACTTCCTTGCCGGGCGCGGCGGCGCACAGAGCGCGCAGTTCCTCGGCCCGCGCCTTCGCCTCCTTTTCACTGTTGAAAACGTCGCGGCACTCCATCATCTGCTGGCTGCCTAGCCGAACCGGGACTACTTGAAGATCAATAGTTACGCCGTACAGGATCATCACTCACCTCCCGGTGCCGGCGCGGCGGCGAGTATGGATTGGTAAAACCAACGCAGTTCTTGGTCATCGCCGACATAACCGCCGTTGTGTATCGCTTCGAGTACGTCTTCGGTCGGCTCTACCGGAACCAGCTTCCAGCCCTCCGGCACGCTGTGCTGAGCCTGGGCTACAGGGGCGGCGTAGAGTGGAATCGTGTAATGCTCGCTGACATCGAGTGGGCGATAGATTCCTCTACTACTGCCCGGCACGCGCTGTAGCAGATCCTTGACGTCTCGATGGATGACATCGACGCGGTTTGGCTGATCGTGCATCCATGCCACCGGCTGCTGCCTCTCCAGCTCTGCGACCCTGGCCAGGGCGGCGTCATGTGCCTCGCACTTTTCCAGCATGTAGCGCAGCGAATCCAGCAGTTCGCCTTTGTCCGGGTTCATACCGATGTCGTGGCCGATGGCTTCCCACGCCTCCAGAACGGTGATCACCTCGGAGCGGAACCCGGAATACCAGAGCTTTACCGCTTCTTCCTTGTGCAGCGGGTAGCCGAGCCCGGCTGCTTCAAGCTCGTCCTCGGTTGGCCCCTCCGGCCGCTCCGCCTCTGCCTGCTCTGCAGGATGTGCCTGGCACGGATGGACGAGGGAGCCGTCGCCGGAAGGGCAGGTGCAAATCTTTGATTCGGTCATGGGAGCTTTCTCCAGGTCTCGCTATCGAGGTCAGAAACGGTTATCAGTCGGCGCCGGCGCTCGATGTTTTCGAGTTGCAGGACATTGCCCAGGCTGTCGATGACGACCCAGTGAATGCCGGTGGGAATGTGCAGGTAGCGTGCTGGCGCGGGGGAGCAGAGGGCGTTTATGCGGCGGACTGCGGGGCTTTCGTCGAATGGCATGGCTCATCCTCCGGGTAGACCCGAACGCCATCGGCGCCCTGGGACTGGTTGATCGCCATCTGCTTAACCGCTCTCGCGATGCGCAGAATGTCGTCCGGTGTCATGAGCTGGCTTTCTTCAGGCCAGCCGGTGACCGTCACACCGCCAGGGCGGTGATTCGCTGTTAGCTGGTGCATGGGGTTATTCCTGTTCGGGGTCAGGCGGACTTCTTCTTGCCGGTCATCTCTTTCGCTCGTTTTCGGGCGAAGACCATGCACTCGTTGAAGACACCTTTGGGGAAGGTCTGCTTGCGCTTGTAGTAATCAAGCGCCTCGTCGGCGATGACCATGCAGATTCCCGAAGGGAACCCGTCGCGCTGCAACCGCTGGTCTACCTGCTTCTTGATGAATTCGTGAGTGTTCATGCTTCCACCCACTTGTTTTCGCCGTCGTAGTAGCCGCTCCAGCCTGGAATGCTGAACTTCAGGGTTCCAGGCGTACATAGCCATGCCACCCCTAGAGGCCCGCCGAATAGCTCCCAGTGAATCTTTCGTGCATACAGGCGACGGCGGCGCTCGAAACGTTTTTGACTCAGGTTGATGCTCTTGATGCGTGGAATGCTGGTCAGCCTCATGACTTTCTCCAGGCAATGGTCCGCCGCGCCGCAATGCAGCGTCAGGCATTAGGAATGGTTCAGGGATGGCAGACTTCGACGACGCGGTGATAGTCGCCGCGGAAGGGCATGGCTTTGTAACCCTGATTCATGGGGTAGATTCCCCAGGACTGGCGAGAGCAGGCCGCCATCATCGCCGCGTACTTGATGACCTCGATGACATCTTTTTTGATGTACATGGCATGACCCTCACGCACCCATCGCTGATTTGATCTGCGCTGAGTGGCTGCGGCTGACGGGTATCCAGTTCTCGGTTCCGAGCAGTAGTACCTCGCCGGCTTGGCTGTCATCAGGTCGGGTTTTGAACATGCTGATCAGCGAGCGTCGGACCAAGGCCTTCCGGTGGGCGCGGATGAACTCGTCGGCGAACTCGGTCTCCATGGCCTTAAGCGTTTCGTTCAAGACAAGTACGCCATCCGGTAGTACGCGATGATGTACTTGTCTTCGGCGACGAAGTGGGTGATCTGCGAGACGGAGATTTCCTTGGAGTGCTTGCCGCATGTGGCTTTGAGCACGGTTCTCATGCTGCCATCCTCCCGCGCATATCGGCTTCCAGTTCGGCCAACTCTTCCAGGAACGCTTTAACCTCGGACTCCATCTCGCGAATGCGTTCCTCGTCGCGGTGGTAGCGGAAGCACACGTACTGCAATTCATCAGGCAGACGGTCGTCGAAGCTCACGAAGTCGACCCACTCGCGGCCGCTGCATGACATTTGGGCGAGCATCTGCCACTCGTACTGTGGGTCGTGCTTGCCCGACTGCATCGTGTAGATGTGGGTTGCGGTAGACGGGCATTTAATCTCGACGAGCCCATGCTCCCCCGCGAGGCCATCTGGCGACGCGCCAAATCCATCGATTCGCGGATGGATGATCAGGCCTGTTTCGATCGTCATTACGCCTGCATTGAACTCGTATGCCGAGCGGGCAATCGGCTCCAGGTCGGTACCACGCTGCATTGCGGCGCTGGTGAATCCTTCCTCGCGCTTGCCGGTCAGGCGCTCGCACAGGAGCTGCATCATGTAGTTCTGGCGGGTAGCAGAAGGGGCGCCACTGCGCCCCTTTGCCATCACATCCTTGACCTTGCTGGCCGTCACCCGCCCCAGGCGCTGTGCGAACCATTCATCACTACGCTGCTCGATCATCGCCGGTCTCCTCGAATTCAACGTCTATAGGGGCGTCCAGCAGTTCTTTCTTCCGCTGGTCCTTGGCCGCCGTAAGCTGGTCGCGCGCGCCCTTTGTCTTGTAGGCTTTCCAGGCATTGCTGAATGCTGACTGCAAGTCTTCCATTGTTGGGGAGTCCTTGATGAGGCAGATCGCCTCGCTGACGTCCTCGTACTGTTCTGCGGGAGTGACGTCTCGTTCAACGATCCGCTCGGCCTCGTCCTGGTCGTATATGCCGGCGAACCCGAACGCGAGGCGTGCGCACTGGATCATTGCCTTGTGGCGAAGCATCCGGCGCGGATGGGACTGCCAAGGCTGGGTGTTCCGCTTGCACTCGGCCATGTACTCAGTCGCGCTGATGGCATGGCTGCGGTCCTTCCGATAGATCTTGCAGGTGCATTCGGTTCCCTGCTGGTCCATTGAGAATTCCATGCCATCGAACTGTGGGTTCTCGTTGATGATCCGAGCCCAGCCATCCACGCCAACAACTGGCACGATGCCGTTGTTCTTGTCGGGGAATGCGTACAGTTCCTTTGTGAATGGGTTCAGCTTGTACTGGTCGGCGACGATCAGCAGGGCGACCATCTGTGCGTCGCTTACCTGGCCCTTGAAGCAGGTCTGCTTGAGGGTGTTTGCGACTTCTGCCGGAGTAGCGCCCATCTCGTAACGCTGCGCGAACTTATTCAGCAGCGGCGTCAATGCTGTGCTCATACTAACCTCAGTAGTTGATTGTGATGTGAGGAACCTTGCGCTGAGCGATCAGGGTGATCGCCTGCTTGGCGCATTCCTCGGGCATGCCGCCGGCGATCAGGGCCGCCAGGGCTTCGTTGTTGATTTTTTTCTTGTGGGCCTTGTCGGCTTCTCGGGCTGCTGCCTCGCGCTCGATCCTGGCCTGCTCGTCTGCCTGCCGTTGGCGCTCTGCGGCAGCGGCTTCTTCGGCGCGCCGCTGTGCATCACGCTCAGCCTGCTCGGCGCGCTGCTGTGCTTCCAACTTCTCGCGCTCCGCCTTCTCGGCAGCGAGTCGCAGTTCCAGTTCCCGGCGCTCTGCGGCAGCCTTTGCCTCGGTTTCGCGGCGAGCGGCGGCTTCGCGTTCTTCCTGGGCGCGTCGTTCCGCTGCCAGGCGCTCGGCCTCGGCTGCTTCGCGGGCAATGCGTTCCTCGCGCTCTTTCTGCTCGCGAGCAGCAGCTTCGGCGCGCAGTCGCTCCAGCTCGGCCTGCTCGGCTTCATACTTCTCGCGTGCAACGAGGGCTTCGCGCAGCGCGGCCAGGGCCTTATCCTTGGTGCGGGCGGCCTCGGTTTCGAACTCTTCCCAGTCTGCGCCAATGGATAGGCCTTCCAGCCATTCAATGTTGGCTTTCAACTCGGTCGAATCTAGGTCTCGGCATTCCAGGCGCAGGTTGATCTGATCGATGCCGGCCTGGTGTTTGGCCTTGCGCATTTCCTCGCGCTGCTCCCACTCCGTTAGGGGCTGGCGTACCTCTGCCTGCCAGGAGTCCAGCAGGTCACGCATGCGCTTACGCTCGGCGTCGACCTTCTTCGGCACTTCCTTCAGCTCGGCGACCAGTTCCTTACCTACGTTGTCCAGCGCCGTCTTGGAGCGGGCTACCTTGTAGGCGATGGAGGCGATGGCCTCTCTGCCCTTGCGGGTAGTGACGTCTGGCACGAAGCCGTCGATCTCTTCGCGAATCTTGGCCAGGAACGGGTCAAGGCCATTGGCGGCCGAGTAGACTTGGAGGGCGGTTTCTTTGGCCGGCACTTCGACCAGTTGGTTTTCTGCGGACATGAATGATCCTCGCCGCGCATGCGCAGCCAGTGAAGGAAGGGGTTATGGGTGCTTGAACCAGAGCGATGCCAGATAGGCGACCCCTGCCTCCTTGTGCTCATGCTTCGGCTCGAAAGAGACCTGTGCGCACGCAAGGTTCTGCATTGCCAGATCCAGATCAATTCCTTCTTTTGCGGTAGGCATCTGCTTGAGGCCACCGTAGAACCAGTCAGATTGCCACTTTGTCCACTCATTCCCGCCGCGCTTGAACTCGTCAGGAATGTCGGAGTAGGGCGGAAGTATCTGCATGGCCTTTCCGCCAAATACTACGTCGGCGCGGCTTACCGCGATTGGTAAGTAGTTGCTCATATCGTTCTCCAGGTAGAAGGGGAAAGGCGCTTACGGCGCCACTCGGCAGCGTCACCCCTGCGGGATGAATAGCGTTGCGCTAGAAGCCGCTGCTGCGGGTGTTTTCTTCATGCCGCCCACCGCCCGCTGGGGAAGCCGCAGTTATCCGGATTACCGGCCTGCTGCGGACAGGTGCGTAGATTCTGCGGTGATGATGCCGCCCCAGATCGGGCCGGCTGCCAGGATGAAGAGGTACAGCAGGCCGCCGAAGAGGCTGCCTAGCCAAATGGCTGTGCGGCGGTGGTTCATGGCGCATCACCCTCTCTCATGTGGTTGAATGGCGAGAAATCCGGATGATCTTCGAACGGGCCGCGCCAGTAGGTAGCGAACTCAACTTCGCTTAGCATGCCGTCATTTTGATATGGCCCGCTTTCGTATCCTCCGCACCGACAACTTCCGCCTGTCACTTGTTGCCAGCCAACGCCAACGTCTACGAACTCGGCATCAGTTGTTTCGCCGCACCATCTGCAATGCGGGCCGTTCATGGCGTAACCATCCCCACAAATGCCCAAGCGAAAGCGCCGATACCGCCCAAGAAAAAGGCCGCGAAGAACGTTGTCTTGGCGGCCTTGGTCAGGTCGATGGTGATGGTCATGTGGATGACTCCTGGCGGCGATAGCCGGCGTCGTAGAGTGCTTTGGCTTGCTTGACGGTTAGCGTCTCTTCTGCGAAGCACATTTCTTCAATCGCCTTCTCCCGCTCCTCGGCGGCGATCTGCTCGGGAGTGCGGATGCGCCTGAAGTTTGCCGGGTTTCCGACGATGAATGAGTCGCCGTCCTCGGGCTGTAACCACGCATCGCCATTGGCGTAGGCCAGCACGGTTACGCGCCTCCACTCGTGATCCAAGCCGGCTTTCCATTCCACCAGCAGGCCGGTTGGCGGCAGGCCATGGCCGTCCCAGGCCTCTTGCGGTCTAGCCTCGAATGTCGCCTCACGCTCAGCGGACACATCGCAGGTCAAAATCCCGTTTATCCATTTGTGTCCTGATTCGCTCCAATAAAACCAGTCAGTCCCTTCTTTCTTCATCCATCCTTCATAGAAATCAGGTCCTGTTGGCTCCCAATGAGTCGCACCCTCCGGTGCCGTGTTCCAGTCAATGCTCATCAGTTTTCGCGGGAAACCCCGTACTTCTAGTGCGGGGTAGGGATAGCACGGCGCTCGCAGAGCGCCCCTGTTCCCGCCTCCTCCGTTTCGTCGTGACTACCTTTACATTAACGATGGTAAAATGTGACGCATGGCTAACCGTGCGTACAAATACCGTTTCTATCCGACTTCTGAGCAGGCGCAATTGCTAGCTCAGACGTTCGGCTGTACGCGCTTCGTCTACAACTATGTCCTACGCTGGCGAACCGATGCGTTCTTCCAGCGGCAGGAGAAGGTCGGGTATCTGGAGGCCAACGCGGCACTCACCAGGCTCAAGCGCTCCGGCGAGTTTCCGTGGCTGAACGAGGTCTCCTGCGTCCCCTTGCAGCAGTGCCTTCGCCACCAGCAGTCCGCCTTCAAAAACTTCTTTTCAGGCCGCACGAAGTACCCTGCGTACAAAAGCAAGAAGCATCGGCAGTCCGCTGAGTTCACCCGGTCGGCGTTCAGCTACCGGGACGGCAAGCTGTACCTGGCCAAGTCCAGGACTCCTCTTGATATACGCTGGAGCAGACCGCTTCCGAGCGAGCCTTCCACCGTCACCGTTTCGAGGGACTCCGCAGGCCGCTACTATGTGTCTTGCCTCTGCGAGTTCGAGTTCGAGGCTCTGCCCGTCACGCCGAAGATGATCGGTATCGACCTGGGCCTGAAAGACCTGTTCGTCACCAGCGATGGCGAACGGATCGGCAATCCCCGCCATACCGCGAAATACGCAGCTCGCCTAGCTAAGGCGCAGCGTAGGCTTAGCAAGAAGAAGCTCGGCTCGAAGAACCGCTCCAAGGCCCGGCTGAAAGTGGCCCGTATTCACGCAAAAATCTCCGACTGCCGCATGGACCGCTTGCACAAGCTGTCCCGCAGACTGATTAACGAGAACCAAGTGGTCTGCGTCGAATCCCTAGCCGTAAAGAACATGATCCGCAATCCGAGACTGAGTAAATCCATTGCCGATGTCGGCTGGGGAGAGTTTGCGCGACAATTGGAGTACAAAGGTGAATGGGCTGGCCGACAGGTCGTCGCCATCGACCGCTGGTATCCCAGTTCGAAGCGCTGTTCCTGCTGCGGCCATACCCTTGTGCGCTTACCCTTGGATATCCGTAGCTGGACATGCCAGGAATGCGGCACCGAACATGACCGCGACGTGAACGCAGCGATCAACATTAGAGCCGCCGGGCTGGCGGTGTTAGCCCTTGGAGAGAATGTAAGCGGCATCGGTCAAGTACCGCTGTCCAGTTCTCTGTGAATTGGGAATCCCCTTCCTTCAGGGAGGGGAGCAGTCAAACTCGTCTCTCCCTAACCATTCGTTCAGCGTTCTCGATCAGCGTTGCTTCGAATGCGCGGAACCAGATGCGTTGGGCCAGTTCCAGGTCGCCTCGGCGGACGGCTAGGAGTAGCTGAGTCATCGGGCACTCTTTGCTGTCGACCTCTGCAAGCCACTCCGGGACGAATCCTGCGAATCCGTAGACCGTAAACTCAGGGCCGATAAAGGGCCTTTCTTTCCGATCATGGAACGGCACGCAATCACCGTCCTCGCAGTTCAGCAGCTTGCCGACTTGCTCAGTGACATACTCGCTGTCGCCGTCATCGTCGGGCGGTAGCGCGTTGTCCCAGCGCTCCTGGGCGTATTTCAATGCGGTGTTCATAGCTGCTTCTCCATCCCATCGTCGTGGTAGTAGATGCACTTGTTTGGATCGGATATCGCTTCGCGAAAGAGCTTCGCTAGGTTTTCTGGGTATTCGGAAAATCCTGTTGATACAGGACTTCCCAAACCCCAAATCTCAAATTGATGGGTGTGTTGATAGGGCGTGTTAGCGCAGGCCTTGGATGGCCCTGATGATCGCTTCGATTGGTACGCCGTGATCGATTGGCAATTCGCTCTCGTCCAGGACGAGGACGCTCTTCATCACCGTCGCGTAGCCAGCGAACGGAGACTCCCGCTTCGGCTTGGGCTTCGTCACCTTGTGCTCCAGGCTGAACAGCGTCTTGGCCCGGAACATCTCGAAGGACATGCCCCTGGCATCGCGGTTCAGGTCTCGCATGGATCGGTTGATCGACTCGGTGAAGGCGTTGGTGTTGCGCTGGGCCGGGCCGAAGTAGTCGAAGATCTGCTTCTCCCAGTTGCTCATCGCCGTCACCAGGGGCTTCCAGTGAGGCTTCTGGCTGTCCGGCATCATGGCTAGCCAGTCGCTGTAGCGCTGCCGCGCCTCGGCTTCGGTGGCTGACTCCCAGATGTCGAAGAACGCTTCCTTGAGCTTGTAGGCCGTGCCCAGCTCAGGGAACTGATCCAACCAGGTGTGGATGACCAGCTCGTTCATTGGGTTCAGGTCACGACGCCGCATCAGCAACAGCTTGCGGTCGCCCTTGAGCTGCCGGCGTTGGTGCTGCGTCAGATCCTTCTTGATGCCCTTGCGCAGCACCTCCAGCGATTCGTTGGCCATCCGCTGGATGTGGAACCGGTCAACAACGATAGACGCCCTGGGGAACAGCTTGGACGCTACGTCGCGGTACGGCTTCCACATGTCCTGGCAGACGATCTGCACGTTGTCCCGTCCGCGCATGTTGGCCAAGTAGTTGTAGACCACATCGAATTGCCGCGACTCCAGAATGTCGATGATGGTGCCGCGCTCGATATCGGTCAGCACGCAGCGGAACTGGCGGTTCAGATACAGCTCATCGATACCGAGGATGCGCGGCAGGGTTGGCCGGTAGCTGTACTCCTTGACCTTGCAATGCGCCTTGATGACGCCGCGCACCACGGCTTCATCGAAGCCTATCTCCTCGGCAACCTTGGCGTTGGTGCTCATGAGCGCCTTGCGGATGATGTAGTCGTAGCACCGCCGCGTCATGCGGTGATCCTCGGCCATCTCGTGGAACTTCGGCGTGAAGGTCGATTCGCAGCTCTTGCACTGGAAGCGCCGCTGCACGGCCCACAAGGTCACGCGCTTGCCGTGCATGGGCACGTCACGGTACTTCACCTGCTTCTTGCCGAAGCGCACGAGCTGGCCGATGGTGCCGCAGGTGTGGCAGGCGTCCGGATCGGGGTACTCCACCTGGAAGTGGTAGTCGTGCTCCTCCTCCTGAAAGCCAATAACGCTGGCTTTCAGCGGGTGCAAAAGCGACTGCGGTACGGAAAGATCTGTCAACTAGACCTCGCAAGACACTCAAGAGCAAATTGAACTGGATATGGAGCAGGCCTGTACTTATCGCTTGTTTGGTCGCTCAGGTAATAGCGCATTACTCGGTCACTGATACCAAGCAGCTCTGCGGCCTTCCTCTGGCTCAAGCCTGCGGCGTCTAACAACCCCCGCAGATAAGCAGGGTCAGGATTGTGGCTGGCAGCATTTGGCTTCATTTCGTCCATGCGGAACTCATCAGGGGTGGCTGTGCTTCGGCATCTTAAGCCGTTCCCAATCGCTGCGCGAAGGGCCATCCTCATGCGCCCTGGTATTCCAAAGCCGCAAGCACTGATCAAACGCATCTGGCGGAAATGGCGTGGTTCCGGTTCCACATGTCCAGCACACGAGTCGTTCATATGGGCTGTTCTCAGGATGCACCAGAAACTTTCCGGCGCAACTGAGCCATCGAATGAAGGTGCCTCCACAAAACGGACACTCTCTCGCATCAGTTTCTTGTTGGGTTTTTTCGATTCTTGCCATAAGCCTTCCCCTTTATGCAGCAGCCAGGCATTCGAGCCAGAGTTCAGGATTTTCGCGAACGAAGTAGCCGGGCTTTTCGGGGTTTGCTACACAGCGACCGCCCTTTTGACGATAGGCATAGTGAGCGCGAGCCATACGAGACTTCTGCACTTGTTCCAGGCGGCGTATTTCAGCCTTGATAGCGGCGTCGAGCATGAAGCCTTTTGCAGGAGACATAGCGCAGGTTGTACCGAAGTGACGAATCTCATTGGTCTCTGTGTCTTCGATCCAAACAACACGCTTGAGGCCTTGCTTGCCACAGCATTCGCAGTGCGATTTATCGTCGTTGATCCCGAGGAACTGATAGCGGCTCATTTCTGTGTCTCCTGATGGTCGCCTCGCCGGTCGGCTGGCATGGAGATACTATAGGAACATTGTTCCTATTTCTCAATAGGAACAATGTGCCGTCCGTCGATTTCAACAGGATTTCCCGTAAGCAAAAGCGATTTGTAGAACCCTACTGAAAGGGATCAATCAACAACCTTTCCCGAATACCCGATTTTCGTTGATGCCCCGGCGAACCGGGGCGGGGTTGGTTAGGCGGACAAACGCTTAATGCCTGGGTAAAAGCGGCTCAGGGCATCGATACGGCAGAGCGAAAAGGGCAGGCGGACGCATTTCTGCCAATGCCCGCACCAGAAGGAATGGAAGAATGGGCCGACATGTTCTGCGTACCAGCGTTCGGCGTACTCGTTTTCAATAGCCGCAGCCGCTTGGTAGTGGGTCGTTTCTTCAAGCACTTCATTGGTCCAAATGTTGATTACGGCCCAAACGTTTTGCGCTTCCATCGTCTTGCCCTCCAGGGCTGGTGTTCGTTGATGCCCCGGCGAACCGGGGCAGTGTTCTCACAGGCGTAACAAATTCCGGTAGCCGTCACCCCCAGGCGCCCACACTCGGGGCAGCTCGCATCGCTGCGCACCTGCTCCTGCGCCTCCTCGTAGCAACCCTCGCAGCGGAATCCGTCGGACGTCTCGATCACGCGACCGGGCGCGTTGCACCGGTCGCATTCGTGAATGATTGTCATCGGGTCGACTCCTTGCATCACGCATGCATCCGCACGGTGATGTAGCCGTTGCTGGCAACAACGTGGTCCCAGCAATTGAAGAAGACGGACTGTCCGAACTTCTTCATTGCCGCCTGGCGAACCTTCACCTCAACGTCCAGAGGCTGTTCACCGGCGTCCGGCAGGGCAAGCCATTGCAGGCTCTTGCCGTCGCTCAGGTGGGAATCGATGTTGAATTGAGCCATTTCAGTCTCCTACCAGGGTTTACCGGCGTTGATGTATGCGCTTCCTGCGAGTTGCGTGAGCGCAACCAGCTCCATCGAATCGATCTCACCGCCGTAGTACAGGCCGCGCAGCATTCCAACCGTTTCGTGGTACTCAATGCGCGCCTCGCGATCGTCTTCCTGCTTGCGGAGGATCCGAAGTGCCTGGCGTACAGCACGTGAGGATTTTTCATTCATTTTCTGCTCCTCCAGGGCGTGTTGACTTCCCGTCTGGCCCTCGGTGGAGGGCCAGCCAGTGAAATCGGTGTTTCTCCGCACCTGCATACGGGTCATTCGCTCGGTTCAGCATTTCGCTTCGTCCGCCGTCGCAGTGGTCTGCGCGTTGGCAGGCTTTCGGGCCTGTCGGATCGCCGGTCGCCGTAGAGGCAGGCTTGGTTGTTTCCCCTGGATTTCTTTCGCCCGCCAGGAGACAGCTCGGGCTGACCTAACCGGCGGTGCCGGGTAGTCGTTCATGGCGCGGGTTGTGAAAGAGCGGTCGGCTCGGTGGCCTGGTCCAGCGGTGTGTTGCTGGGCCGTTGAAGATAAATTAGCAGTGCTGTTATCAAGTGGTCAATAGCACTGCTGATATTTTTCTCGCGCCCATGAAAAAGCCCGCGCTAGGCGGGCTTGGTAACGTCTCTGCTTGCTATAGGCCTGGGTAACCTGCCGGGTCAAACTCGAAAACGCGCTCTCCTGCCTGGAAGAACTCGATAGCGATCCGGAAAGGCTTACCCGATTTGACGATAGCCTCCAGTTGCTTAGCGTCCCGAACGAACATCAGGTCGCTGTCGTTGGTCGAACTGCGGACCCCGGTCCACTTTTGCGCCTTGCCTTCACCGACCCGAAGAACGAAACCGCAGTCTCGATAACCGCACTGCATCTGCCCTTTGGTGATCTTGAGGAAGGCGTCCAGGTCTTTGCCTTTTTTGCGGAAGGTAAGATTCAGGTATGAGCCCCCTGCAACTCGATATGGGAAATCGAAGAGGGTGGACGTCTTCGACTGAAGCGTGAGCATCCTGGTTACTTCATCGCTCATCGGGTCTTTGTATTCATGGCGCTCCCAAGGGGATTTAGTAGGGCTTGTGGTTGCCCGCTGCGGGCTGTTCGATCGCGACTGAGCCGCATCGCCGGAGGAGCCGATTCCCGTTCCAAACTGCCAGGCGATAGGCAGGACGATGAATATCACAAACAGCCAACCGATGACGCCAACGCTCTTGGGTACCTTTGCACCGCACGATGGGCAGGCTTTGGCTTTGTTCGACACCTGGGCGCCGCATTCCTTGCACTTAATCAGGGCCACGGAAAACTCCTCGATGTGTAATGGCTAGGTGATTCTATTCGGAGGGGACTGGAGAGGGTAGCCACAGTTTGGCTAGGTGGGCTCTGGATAAGGTGTCAGGCGGGAAGGGCGCGCCTGGGCATGGCTGTCGTCAGCTCAGCGCAGAGCCGGGAGGGAAGGGCAGGAACGAAAAGGCCGCGCCGGGGAAGGTTCCGGCGCGGCCTGGTCCTTTTGGTGTTGTGCCTTCAAGGACGCCTCAATGTAACAAATGCGCGGCTGATGTGAAAAGGCCGCACTGGAGTCGAGGCGCGGCCTGTTGCCGGGCTGCTGTCTTCCCAGGCAGGCGGAGGGAATTTATCAAAGGTGGTTAGGAACGAAAAGCCCCGCTGGTGCGGGGCTTAGAGAGTCACAGGATGCTCAGAAGATATTCCAGCTCCTTCTTGTACTTTGTCTGCGACTGATTGACCTGTAGACGGCTACCATTGACGGTGTGGAATTGGCCGACCTTGAGTTTCGGAATCGGAATCCCCTCGGCGCCACTGATGCGTCCAGCAGACATAAAGTCATCAGTGATCGCAAATGCATCGGCAGGATCGTCTATATCAAAAAGCGCTGGGTACTTCGCAGCAGTGCTGTAAGCGCGCTCAACATACATTTGCGATGCCCGGTCCTTCACGCCTTTTTTCGGGCTTCGTGCTCCGACCATAGTCATAACGATCGCAGCAACCTTGGGCGGTTTCATACCACCAGCTCTCTCAGCCCAAATGTTGTAATCGCTATTCGGGTTGGAGAGCATGTCCAGCGTGATGTCGAGCGACTCAATTGAGTGTTCATCAACCCGCACAGGGATGATCAACGCGTCAGCTGCACACCAAGCCAGGTGGGTTCCGCCACCGTAGAACGGGCTGCAGTCCATCAAAATGTTCTGACATTTCTTCTCGGCTGCTTCGACATTAAGAATGTCTCGAAGGCTGAACAGGATATTGCTCACAGCCTTTGCGTTGTTCGCCGCCATAGCCTGTTGGAGCTGCTGATAGAGAGCGGAGGGGAAGGCGAAGAGCTGGCCATCTCCAGGAACAAAATATCCGCTTTTCCCGCCCTTGAAGTGGTCGTTATAACTGCTGATTCGGTAAGAGATGTCTTCAGGCACATCGCCAAATGCTGGCCCGAGAACCTTAGGGCGGAGCGCGTCCCCGACAGAAACTTCAGCCTTCGCGCCGCGCATTAGGGATTCGGTTAGATTCCTTTGTGGGCATAAATCGGCAATCAAAGTGGGGCTGTGGCGAGTGAACATCCAGGACAAATTGAACGAGAGAGTCGACTTCCCGATTCCTCCCCTCAGGTTGGAGACTGCATAGGATCGCCGCTTGAAGGTGAAATCTGCCTGACTTGGCTCTTCCAGAGACTTGTCATGGTTCTCAATGATTCTTTTAAGACCGCTGCTCATTCAAATCTCCCGATGATCATCATGCACGGATGTGCAGGTCGACGAGAATATAGCAGGTCTATAAGAAATGTGCAGGTCGTTTAAAAAGCTGCAGGTCGTTTTATTATCTGCAGGTCGACTCAATAAGTGCAGGTCGCTGCCCCGTGACCCTATGGTACTCCCGCAGCAGCCATTACAAATCCCCACCCCTCCAGATGACCTTGCCTATGATGCGGTGCTCGTCGTTGTCTTCGCGCGACAGGTTACGGTCTGGAAACTCGGCCTTGTCTTCGTTATCACTTCGGATTATCCAGCGACCTAAAGGGGATGAAACCAGTCTCTTGACGATGGCGCCCTCAGATCCGGCGAGCACGAAGACCTGATGGTCTTCAGGCTCAATCTTAGATAAATCAACGAGGAGCACATCTCCATCGTTTATGGTGGGCTCCATGCTCTCGCCATCCGCATAAATCACGGCCAGGCTCTTTGGGCTGACACCCTTCGCCTTGAGCCATTCCCGCTTAAAAGCCAAGGTAGCTCGAATCTCAACATGCGGGTTCTCACTTCCTAACCCGGCTGCTGCCTTGGCATCGTACTGAGGCACGAAGGCGTATCGCTCCTCACTCAGGTCGGCAGCATCAAGACGATCCGGGAATGGCGCATTGGCGGCTTCGCGATCAGGCGCCTTGACTCCATCTGGACGACCGGCGCGTCTGATTCCAGAAGCCAGCGTTGGGCTCACCTCTGACGGCTCAAACTGAAGATGCTCGGCCAGCTTGACAAGAGCCTCAAGGTTAAGCGCAACGCGTCCAGTCATGTACTGGCTAACGGTGCTTTGCCCGGACTTCCAGCCACATTTCTCACCCAATTCGGCCTGGTTCAGTATTGGATTTTCACCGCGCTCACGCGATTCCTTGACTCGCTTCTTGTAGATAGCCTGGAGGCGCTTGGCGTCGTCCAACTGGGATTGTGACAGAGGGGTTCTTACGGGCTTTTTCATCCGAGTGATTAAGTAGCAGAGCTGATATTTATGCAAACAGCACTGCTGCTGTTTTGCTTGAAAAATCAATAACAGCAGTGCTAATGTGTGTGCAGGACTCCAGCGAGAGCACACCATGAAGACCGTAACCCTCATTGAATACCTGGCTGAGCACGGCACGCAGGCTGATTTGGCCAAAGGCCTTGGCGTGCAGCAGAGCGCTATCTCTCAGATGCTCCGCGCTAAACGAAACATAACCATCACGATCTGTGACGACGGGAAGCTGGAGGCTGTTGAAACGCGGCCGATCCCGGCGCGCAAGGCCGTTGCCTGACCCCGACCAATCTACCGGCCGGGAGGCCACAAAGCATGCGAACCGAATCGCACACCCTGATTTCCACGCTGCTCGGCGTGGTGAACCAATGGCGCCGCCGGGAAGGCTGGAGCCGCGAGACCGTGGTCCAGCACATCGTCGAGGCTCACGAACGCATCAACGCTCACGTCGCCACCGGAATCGTATTCGACCCTCCTTCGCGCGATGCGATGGACCGAATGAAAGCGAATGCTGACCGAGTGTTCCGTTGGCTGGACGACTCCACCAAGGACAACAACCTGCTGCCGGCCAACTTCCTGCCGTCGATCCTGGCTGCGTTGCCGAGCGATCTCAAAATCCAGGCTTTGGGCGATTTGCTGACCCCGGTCGGGGTATCGGTGCGCCTTATCGATGGTCAGGGTGGCGAGCGGGAAGTGCTTTGCATGCTGCGCTCTCTGATCAAGGAGAACGGCGAAGCACAACAGGCAATCGCAAGCCTGGTTGATGGCGCTGACGAAGGCGAACTGCAAGAGGCTCACCGTGAACTCTCTGAGTCTCGCGCCGCGACAGAAGAGGCTCTGCGGATGATTGACCAAATGCGGCGCAAGCCTCGCTTGGTGAGCGCTTAAGCATGCGCCCTCGTCTCACGAATTCTGACTATGCCGCAATGGCTGACGCTGCTGGAGAGCTTGCGGAGATGGGTTCGAGCGAGTGGAGGCGCAGATACAACAAAGCCCTGCGCAACTACTACAGGGCTTTGTCGGTGCGTGGATCGGTGGCAGCCGAATCACGCTTGGGAAATAGCAAACGGACGGACCGAGTATGAGCAATATCGTTTCTTTACGCAACACCGGGGGGTTTACCCGGATGGAAAACAGCTTGATGGAATCGCTGGCCAAGGTGGATTTGCCTGCCCGCGAGTTCCGAGTGCTTTTCGCGATATGCCGCCAGACGATTGGATATCAAGTTGAGGCAAAGCGCCTCACCGCCGACGAGATTGGCGCGCTGACCAACATGCGCCGCGACGTGGTGTCAAAGGCGATCAGCCATCTGCTGGAGAGGAGAATCCTGTTCCGCATCGGGGGAAGCCGCGGTGAGCTAGGCGTTTCTCCCGCCAGCGAATGGGTATTCCACGAGCAGAAGAAAGAACGTCTCAGTGAGACCAAATCATCTAACTCGGACAATGTTATCTCACTCGGCGATAAGGTGAGTGAGACCAAAACTGCTCACTCCCTTCTCTATACAAAGAAAGAAGATCTACCCCCTGAAACTGTTCCTTCGGAACAGATTTCCGCCCCCCAGGGGGCTGATCACGCTCCGGTCAAGAAATCCAACGGGGTTTCGTTCGATGGCGAGGACTTCCAAGTCGAGCCAGCCCTGATTACCAAATGGGCCAACGCGTACTCCCCGGTTGACGTCGAGGCAGAGATCGCACGGGCTGCTGTGTGGGCTGCTGCAAATCCCCGGAAGGCCAAGAAGAACTGGCGCATGTTCCTGGTCAAATGGCTGGCAAAGAGCGCCACCAACTCCGTGAGCGAGACTGGCGTTCCGGTCGACAAGATCATTGACCTGTACCACCGCGTTTGCCCGAACCTGCCGGCTGTCGCGGTTGTCGGCGACAAGGTTCTCCGCGCCCTGATCGTTGAGCGCTGGAACGAGAGCGAATCCCACCAGGCTAGCCCGTTCTGGAAGACCATCTTCGAGCGCGCGAATCGCACCAGCCAAATTTGGTATCGCGGCGCCAACGTGGTTCCGCGTCTCGAGGTGATCTGCTCGCGTGCCGTGTTCCGTCAGTTGGAGGAGCAAGCATGATCGAACTTCACAGCCTGGAGGCGGAACACGGCGTGCTGGGCGCCATGCTCAAACAGCCGCACCTGATTAGCGTTCTGTCCGAAGAGCTTTCCCCCGACGCGTTCGCATACAGCGTCAACGCAGACCTGTATCGGCTGATTCTTGATCTGGAGTCTGCCGGCACGCCGATTGACATCATCACTCTGGCAGAGGCCAAAGAGTTCCTTTGCGACGAAACCCGGACGATGGCTTACGTCGGGGAAATTCTGAGCAACATCGTCAGCGTGGCGAATGCCAAGGAGTACGCACGGATTGTTCGTGAGCGAGCCATCTCACGCCAGATAGCTGATGTAGCCAGTGGGGTAGAGGAGGTTGCTCATCAGAATTGTTCAATCGAAGACAAGATCGCCCAGGCTCAGGCCCTTGTGCTTGGCCTGGATGCCGGCGGCACCAACGGTGAGTGCCAAATGGTTGGGGACATCCTGCGCGACCATGTGGAGGTGCTTCAGGAGCGCCATGACCGAGCGCAGAAAGGCGACATGTTGGATGGTTTGAGCACCGGAATTCCAGACCTCGACCAGTACACGCAAGGCCTGAAGTCTGGACAGATGATTGTCATCGCTGGTCGCCCTGCAATGGGCAAAACCACCCTGGCGATGAACATCGCAGCAGACGTGGCCATCAAGCAGCACAGGCCGGTCCTGGTAATCAGTCTCGAGATGACCAAGAGCCAGCTAATGGATCGCCTGATCGCTGCTGTCGGAGGTATCTCTCTCCAGAACCTGAAAGATGGTTCCTGCACCCACAAGGATTACACCGAGCTCAACGCGGCAGTTCTCAAGCTTCGTGACGCAAAAATCGCCGTGAGCGACGTGCCGGTCATGACCATGCCGCGCATCCGCTCCATTGCCCGCCGGCAGAAGCACCGCATGGGTGACTTGGGCCTGATCGTCATCGACTACCTAGGTCTCGTAGAAGGGGATGGTAAGGGGCGCGTAGATGATGTCACCACCATGTCGCGCCAGATGAAGCTGTTGGCCAGGGAGATCGGATGCCCGGTGCTCCCGCTCTGCCAGCTCAACCGCGGATGTGAGTCTCGCCCGGATAAGCGCCCGGTGCTCAGCGACCTACGCGAGTCCGGCGCCATCGAGCAAGACGCGGACATCGTGATGTTCGTGTACCGCGATGAAGTCTATTTCCCGAACAGCGATAAGAAGGGCATCGGCGAAATCCTGATCCGGAAGAATCGGGACGGAGAGATCGGCAGCGTATTCACCTCATTCCAGGGAAGCAAATCCCGATTCGTTCCTCTTGCAAGCCAATACCGCGAACAGCCTGAGCAGAAGGAGGACTGGTGATGAAAGGTGATGAAAGACGCCGGACTATCTACCAGCACCAGGGATACAAACTGCGCTCCTACACCGAGTTGATGTGGGCTCGACTCATGGATGCGGTAGATATCTTCTATCTCTACGAACCGCATCTTATCCAGGTCGATGGATGCAAGTATCTGCCGGACTTCTACCTCCCAGCGGCAGATATGTATCTCGAAGTAAAAGGTTCGCGACCGACTGAGATCGAGGTGGCCAAAGCAGATCAGACGCGCAAGTACACCGGTCGGCCAGTGGTATTTCTGGTTTCCAGGCCGCAGAGCGATGCGCGCGGGTTCATGAATTGCTATCTGCTGGTTCCGCGCGGCGACGAGTGGGTGGATATGTCGCTTGATTGGCTAGGCCAGATACTTCTTACAGCAGCGGGAGAGAGTGCCTGGACCAAGGCAATTCTCTCGGTCCGCGAAGACATTCTGGATTGCCTGCGCCCAGTTAGCGAAGTCGTTGACGAAGTCCTGCTCGAAATGATGGGCAGAAGTGAGGCAGAGGACTACCTCCGGCTCACCCACAAGCGAGCCAATGAAGATCGTTGCTCGATTGACCGTGAACTGTCTGTTCCAGACCGAGGCATCGCTTGGTGGCGCAATCGTTACTTCCCGACCGTTATGGAACAGGCGGCACCCGCTCTTGGAGACAAGAGGGCCACCCAATGAAGCGCTCCTGGACCGTAGTCGTAGGCGCCAAGCGCTTCACGATGATTCTGATGGAGGACTGCGACCCGCTCGCGGTCGTGAAGAGCATTTGGCCTGAAGGGAGGATCGAGCAGTGACGCCCGCAAAACAGGAGTCCCTCATGCAGGGCCAGACCGGAATCGCGAAGAAGGTCTACGAGTGCGTACCGATCTCTGAGCCCTGGCGTTCGTTCCAGGTGCTCACCGCGCTCCGCAACATGACTGGAAGCACGCCGGACGTTCGGATTGTCCAGGGCTGCCTGCGCGATCTGGTCGATTCCGGATTGATCCGCCGCACTGGTACTGACCACTACCAACGAATCCAAGTCGAGAAAAAGACCAAGCCTCAGGAGCCGAAGATGAGCGAGCCCGCGAAGAAGATCGAAACCCAGCCCGAGCCGAAGCGCTCTGCCTCCCCGCTGGAGATGTTGGGCGAACTGGCAAACGATCTCGCCGGCATGGCCGAGCACATGAAGCGCCTGTCTGATCGCATCGAGGACGTCGCTCTGGCAGTCGAGCAGGAACGCGAATCGAACGCTAAGTCGATGGAAAGCTATCGCCAGCTCAAGGCACTGCTGAAGAGCCTGCAAGGGGAGGGCGAGTGACGTGGATATCGTAGACATCGCCAATGACTACGCCGAGCGAGAACTCGCTGAACGACTGTACTCCCGAGTCAAGTACGTCGGCGAGAGCCTGTACGAATGTGAAGACTGCGGCGAGGAGATTCCGGTAGCGCGGCGCTCGATCGTTCCTGGGGTTCGGAAGTGCCGGGACTGTGCGGAACTGGCTGAGCGGAGGGCAAGCCGTGGCTGATCGAATCGCCGTAAACAGCGCCGCGCGCCTGTCCGAGGCGATCACCCGCCTGACCGCGATGTACCGCGAGAAAAAGTACGTCGTGGTTTCCCTTCGCCCCGGGAAGGACAGAACACTGGACCAGAACGCCCTATGGTTCGCGCTCTACCAGCGAATTGCCCAGATGACCGGAATGGATGACGTAGAGGACGCTCGCCGGTACTGCAAGCTCCATTTCGGTGTGCCGATCATGCGAGCAGCCGATGCCGATTTCCGCGATGGCTGGAACCGCCTGTTCTTGAACCTGGACTACGAAACCAAGATCCGCCTGATGGGCGCCTGCGCCATTTTCGGACCGGATGGCTTCCCCGTGACCAGGCTCTTCAACCGAGCCCAGGGCATCGCCTACACCGATGCCATCGTTGCTGAGTTCTCGGAGAAGGGTGTTTTCTTCAACGATCTGCTTAGCGAGGACGCAGCATGACGCTCCCAACTCGCCAAGCGAAGCTGCGGAAGTGCCAGAACCCTGCATGCGGCCAGGAGTTCACCCCTCGCTTCAGCAGCACGCAAAAGGCCTGCTCGCCGGCCTGCGCCCTGGCCATCAAGGACAAGCACGCCAAGCCGGCGCGGAAGGCCATCGCCGACCGCGAGCGGAGGGAGATCAAAGTGCGGAAGGAGAGGCTGAAGAGCAGGGCGGATCACCTGCGCGAGGCTCAAGCTGCGTTCAACGAGTTCATTCGCCTGCGCGACGCCGACCAGCCGTGCATCAGTTGTGGCCGCCACCACGATGGGCAGTACCACGCCGGGCATTACAGGACGGTTGCCGCCAGCCCTGAGCTGCGCTTCGAGCCGCTCAACGTGAACAAACAATGCGCCCCATGCAACAACCATAAGTCAGGCGACATCGTGAACTACCGGATCAACCTGGTGCGCAAGATCGGCGCCGAGAAAGTTGAGTGGCTGGAAGGCCATCATGAGCCACTGAAACTGACCATTGAAGAAATCAAAGCACTGAAGGCCAAGTTCCGGGCCTGGGTGCGCGAGCTGAAGAGGGCAACGGCATGAATCTAAACAGCGCGCGCATTGCCTGGCACGATGCGTTCTATACCCCTTGGAACAGCGGCATGGCTGAGGCGGCAGAGCGAGCTGCTCTTGGAATTGTCGAAGCTGGCGGATATGTCCGGCGCCGCATCACCGAGATCGACGATGATGGGGATGCTGTCTCCTACAGCCAGCACACCTTCGTGCCAGGAATCCACCAGACCAGGACTGAGCGCGACATTAGCACTCCTCGGGCTGTTCATCAGGCGCTCGCCGGCGTGATTCAAAAGGCGATCGATACCCTCCCGGCGCACCTGAAGGTGTTCGGCAATCACATGTACAGCCCGATGGCCGGAGAAGACGACAAGGAGACTGCGGAAGAGATCGTGTTCAGGGTCGCGTACGAAACTGGCCCAAGGATGTACACCAAGAAATTCGAGAAGGCGCGCTATGTCGCTGCGGGAGTCTTGTTCCGGTACCGTCGCATGCATCAGGGCGGGCAGAGCGAAGGTGTTGATCCTTGCCCAAGCCCTGAGTCGTTCCGCGCATGGCTTGACCGTATGCATGGCATTGAACTTGACCCAAGAAACTGGGATAGGGAATGGGACGGCTTTATCCAGGCCTGTTTCGATGCCTGCAACGATCTCGACAAGGCCGCGCTTGTGCCTGTCTCTTCGGCGATAAAAATGATGAAAAATGCTGCTTGACGACAAATGTGCGGCTGAGGCAAACTTATCTCCATCGTGACAAATTCGCCTCTGGCGAAAGTCACCACCGAAGCCCTGGCATCTGCCGGGGCTTTTTGTTTCGACGCAGGGTGGAGAAGTGGTCATCTCGCCGGGCCCATAACCCGGAGAACGCTGGTTCGAATCCAGCCCTTGCTACCAAATCCTTCGGGTTGCGACTACGCGGCCGGGATCGCCTTGGACACGCAGGCGTTAAAGTGAAGTGGGAGCCGGTGGAAGCCCGGCACGGAGTGAATGCGTAGGCTGATGCGCTAAGAGGATACGCGGCGGCAACGTTCAGTGGGCGTTATAGCCAGTTCACCGCCATGCCGGATTCAGCACCGGTCACTCCAAATCACGCATGCGGCAGAAGAAGGCAAGGGTCACCACTGGTGATCAAGGCGAAAGCCCCGGCTCCTTGCTCTGCGGGCGTGACGCCGGCTAGTCCGGCACCTATCCGCGGCTCTAGCTCAACTGGCAGAGCGCTGTCCTTCCAATTGACATCCTCCCCAGCCTGAAGGCTGGAGATTCCTACGGCGCTCAGGCGTGGCATTGAGCCACCCCAGAGTCGCTTCGGTGGGTTCCTGCTGCTGGCGGCATTACCGCACCGCTCACTTCACAGGCGAACCGGGCGTGCCCCGCCCTTAGAATATTGATCGCGCCGACCACATCGGCGTTTTCCTCGAAACCGCATTCCACGCAGCAGAACTGCGCCTGGGTGCGGCGGTTGTCCGCAGACACATGCCCACAGCTCGGGCAGGTGCGACTGGTGTTTCGCGGTGGCACGGCGATGAGCCAGCCTCCGTTCCACGCCAGCTTGTAGTTTAGTTGGCGGCGGAACTCGAACCAGCCTTGGTCGAGGATGGCTCTGTTCAGCCCGGATTTGGCGCGGACGTTTCTTCCCGATTGCTCGGTCGTGCCTGCCGCCGACTTGCTCATGTTGCGTACCTGCAAGTCCTCGATACACACCATCGCGTGGTTTTGGCTGATCGTGGTCGTGGTCTTGTGCAGGTAGTCGCGGCGGGCATTGCCGATGCGGGAATGGACTTTCTGGACGCGGGTCTTGGCCTTCTTCCAGTTGTTACTGAATTTGGTTTTGCGGCTCATCGACTGTTGCGCCTTGCGAAAGGCGATTTCGTGTCGCTTGAAGCTGTTGAGTGGGGCGTAGAACGTGCCATCCGAAAGTGTGGCGAAGCGGGCTATACCCATGTCTATCCCGACGCTGCTAGTAGCCTGCGGTACGGGCTGCTCGATCTCGCGGGCCGTCTGGATCGACACGAACCATTTGCCGCTGCTCAGGCTGACCGTGACGTTGCGCAACTCTCCCAGCACGTCCCGGCTGTTGCGATAACGCAGCCAGCCGAGTTTTGGCAGAAATATCCGGCTTTTGGCTTGGTCGAGCTTGACCTGCTTCGGGTCTGGGTAACGAAAGCTGTCGGACTGCGCCTTCTTCTTGAAGCGCGGGAAGTCGGCCCGTTTGGCGAAAAAATTGCTGTACGCCCGCTCCAGATCCTTGAGCACCTGTTGCAGAGGATGCGTGGGTGCATCCTTGAGCCAGGCCGTCTCAGGATCATGCCGCCATTCCGTGAGCCGCTTGCACAGCCCAGCATAGCCGAGCTTCTTTTCGCTTTGCTCGTAGCGCTCCTTCTGCAATGCCAACGCCTTGTTGAACACGAACCGGCATGAACCGGCGAAGCGGCGCATCTGGCGCTGCTGTTCGCCGGTCGGCATCAGTTCGTATTTGAAGGCTTGGAGGCGCTGCATGGGAATGCTGTCTATCCGTACAGGTCTGAGTATAGGGCCGCTACGCGTCCCGCGCTATCCTTCCCCGCCCTGAACGGCGGGGCTTGTCGCGCATCGGGTCAGATGTTGCGGGTTCAAGTCCCGCGAGCCGCTCCAAACTCGATTCAATGACGTGTAGCTCAGAGGTAGAGCGGTCGGCTGTTACCCGACTGGTCGATGGTTCGATCCCATCCGCGTCAGCCAATAAGCCGGTATGGCGCAACAGGGAGCGCTGCTGATTTGTAATCAGAGGGTTGCGGGTTCGACTCCTGCTGCCGGCACCACACTACAAGGCCCAGGCAATGACCTGGGCTTTCTGCATCTGGAGTACGTGAATATGGCCGAGCCGAGTGGTGCGGTAGCAGTCGCCGGCTTGGTCGGTATTGGTGCGTCTGCGTTGATCCCTGGCATTGATGCCAATGCAGTGATCGGGTCTTTTGCTGGGGCTATCTTCTTCGTGGTGTATGCCAAGGACATCTCGGCCTGGGCTCGCCTTGGTTACTTCGCTGCGTCCTGGATCGTTGGCTACTACGTCGCCGGCGAAGTCATCGGGCGGGAGTGGGCAAGAACATCGGGCCTGGTCGCCTTTGGTGGGGCATTGTTCTGCGTCGCAGTGGGCACCAGCTTGCTGGAGTGGGTGCAGGGGGGGAAGACGCCTGGTTGGCTCCGCTTCATAGCGGACCGCTTTGGAGGTCGTAATGGTTGACCCTTGGACTCTGGTAGCCGCGATGATTTGCGGCGCCATCTGCATGAGGCTGGCGACATACCGCCGACAGGGCGCGAGGTATCGCCGGGGAGTGTCTTGGCTCGCATACCTGCTGTGCGTTGGTAGTGGGTGCTTCGCCCTGAGCGTGATGCTCGATGCACTCCACGGCTACAGACTGAATCCTGTCTCCCCTTGGCTGACCCTGGTCCTGGCAATCCTGCTCGGCCTTGTCTGCCGTGCGCGGGGGAACCTGGCCCACATTCTGAGGGTGTGCTGATGGATGCTCCGCTTCTACTGAAGAACACTGGCACATGCCTGATTTTGTGTGACAGCAACGGGAAGCCGCTCCCTGGCCAGATTTCGTTGAGTGTCAGCAACGATGGTCTCGTGCCAGCGGTCACGGTCACGTTCGCACTCGACAATGAGCGGGTGAGGCTCTGTGGCGAAGAAGTGGAAACACATGCTCCGCTTCCCGAACCGTTTAGCTGGGACCTCGTGGCGAGTCCGCGTGGGAAAGGTCAAATCTGATGACCAAGTGCACCTTCTGCAACAAGACGCGTGAATGGGCGAAGAAGTGGGCCCGAGTTGCCATGGAGCGCGCGGCCTCTGCTGTGGCCGCCAAGCCGAAGCGATCTGGAGGTAGCGATGAATGAAGCCGGAGAGGAGGTTCGACTCCTTCTGCGCGACCTCCTCGATGAGCAGCGCAAGACCAATCAGCTATTGCTCCTCCTGATCCAGGCTCTCGCCGAAGATGGCGAGGATCCTGACACCATGCCGACCAGCTATCTGGATGGAACACCGATCCAAGGGCATCAGCCGGTACGCAGTAATAGCCTTTTGGCAACACCGCCAGGGGAGCGATGATGTCGACGTTTATGGGCTCCGCCAGGGAAACCCAGATAGCTGCTGTTCGAGTCCGCCGCGGGTGGTTCGGCAAGCTGGTTGTCCAGGTTCGCTACAAGATCGAGCGCCCCGAAAGCCCGCTCCCTGGCCGGGAGTTGATCTACCACGTATGCGGGCTCTCCCGTTGGCGAGATGCCAACGCAAATGATTTCGCTGAGTCCCTGATGGTCGCGAAGCTCATCGGGATGTCTGATGAAGGAACGCCCTCATGAAGAGTCACCCGATCCCTGCAGGAGTCGAGGTCAACCCCAATCGGCCCTGGACGCCTGATGACATTGCTGGGTACAGCGGCGAGGTAGTGAGTGCCATGAAGGTTCTCGAGCCTCTGCTGCGCTCCGGACTGCTGGCGCTCCATCCTGATGAATGGCAAGGCGGAAAGCTCTCGTTCCTCAGACCGGCACAAGCTAGGCGGCAAGGCTGGAACCCGCCGAATCAGGCAGCCTGCAATCAGGTGTCTGGAAGTGCCTGACCTCCCTCAGCGTCACACCAAGCCCAAGGCCAAGGGAGTGACTAAGCACGAGGTAGAGGAAAAGGCGTGGGGGAACGGACGCGGCGGAAGACCCTGGCGTCGCAAACGAGAGCGCATCCTCAAGCGGGATGGCTACATGTGCCAGTGTGCAGAGTGCAAGGGGATGAAGAGGGTCGCCACGGAGGTGGACCACATCATCCCACTGAGCCAAGGCGGCACAGACGATGACTCAAACCTGATGGCTATTGCTGGATACCCCTGCCATGCGAGAAAGACGGCAAGGGAGTCGGCGGCATCTAGGAAATAGTCGTGTTCAGTCGGCGCGTGGACGCGACGATTCGAGATATTTGCGAATTACGGCAGTGGTTTTCACTGGTTTCGTGCGTTTTTACCTAAAAATCGAGCTAAATGAGAAAAATTCTCATTTATAGGGGTGGGGCGGGTCAAAACCTTAGAACGTTTCGTTAGGACACCGCGCCCCCAAAGCACTTTCCATTTCCACAGAATTTAGGTTTCAAGATGGCACGACACAAACAGCCGGATGTCGTCGCCAAGCTCAAAGGCGCAGACAAGAAAAACCCTCAGCGATACCGGAATGAGTCCGCTCAAGGTGAGGGTGAAATTGGCGATGCGCCGATCCATCTCCGGGGGCCGGCCAGGCTTGCTTGGGTTGAGCTTTGCTCCCAATCAATCAAGGGCGTCTTGACGGGCTCTGATCGAATCATCCTGGAGGTCACCGCGAACCTGCTTGCTGAATACCGCGCCGATCCGACTGAGTTCGCGGTTGGCAAGTACACCCACCTGATCGGTAACCTGGCCCGGCTTGGACTAACGCCGTCAGACCGCCAGAAGTTCGGCCTGGAAAAGCCGAAGGAGAAGGACGAGTTCGAGGATTTCTGAGATGACCCCCAGCGACATTGCGCGACAGTACGCTAGCGATGTCGTGGGTGGGGCTATCGTTGCGTGCCGATATGTGAAGCTTGCATGCCAGCGCTTCCTGAATGACTTGGATCGCCAGGGCGATGACGATTGGCCATACGTTTTCGATGAGGCCAAGGCAGATCGTGCTGTCAAGTTCATGCAGCTCATGCCTCACACCAAAGGCAAATGGAGCGCTTCGAAGTCGAAGCTAGTGTTCGAGCCTTGGCAGGTATTCATCGAGGCCAACATCTTCGGCTGGGTGAAGAAGGACACCGGCAAGCGCAGGTTCCGCGAGGCCTACGAAGAGATTCCCAGGAAGAACGGGAAGTCGGCCCGTCTTGCCGCACGAGGCATTTACCTATTCGCCGCAGATGGAGAGTCGGGGGCCGAGGTCTACTCCGGCGCCACCACCGAGAAGCAGGCCTTCGAGGTTTTCCGTCCAGCGTGGATGATGGCGCACAAGCTGGAGAACCTGCGTAACCGATTCGGTATCGAGCTTTCTGGCAACCAGAAGAACCCTGGCCCCATGTTCGTCATGGAGGACATGTCGAAGTTCGAGACGGTTATCGGCAACCCGGGGGACGGTGCGAGTCCCCATGCGGCCCTGGTGGACGAGTACCACGAACACGACACGGATGCCCTGGTTGACACCATGCAGACCGGCATGGGGGCACGAGAACAGCCATTGCTGTCGATCATCACGACGGCGGGATCGAATCTCGGCGGACCCTGCTACGAGAAGCGACGGGATGTGATCCGCATTCTCGAGGGTCAGACGATCGATGAGACGATTTTCGGGATCATCTACACGATCGACGAGGATGACCCGTGGGATGACCCGGCCAGCCTGATCAAGGCCAATCCGAATTACGGAGTGTCGGTCTTCCCTGACTTCCTCCTAGCCCAGCTCCAGCAGGCCAAGCGTTCGGCGTCGAAGCAGAACGCCTTCCGCACCAAGCACCTGAACCAGTGGGTGGGGGCTAGGACGGTCTGGATGAACATGCTGGCCTGGCAGCGGCAGAAGCGCGACTTCACGATTGCGGACATGGCCGGATGTCGCTGCTGGATGGCGCTTGATTTGGCGAGCAAGAAAGACGTGGCCGCCTTAGTGATGCTGTTCGAGAAGGCGGGGCAGTTCTACTGCACCCCCCGCTTCTACGCTCCGGAGGCTGCCGCCGAGGAAAACGAGAAGTATCAGAACTTCGCGCTTGAGGGTCACCTGGTCCTGACTCCAGGGAGCATGACGGACTACGCCTTTATCGAGGCAGACATCCTTGACCTAGCAAAACAGATCGACCTGCAGGATTCCGCCTTCGACGACTGGCAGGCCAACTACCTGATTACACGCCTCTCGAACACCTCAATCCCGGTCGTGGACTTCAACCAGACGGTGAAGAACATGAGCGAACCGATGAAGGAGGTGGAGGCGAGGGTGATAGCGCGGACACTCTGGCATGACGGAAACCCAGTCATGACCTGGATGATGGGCAACGTGGCGGCAAAGATCGATGCCAAGGAAAACATCTACCCGCGCAAGGAAAACGACAACGACCCCAACTGCAAGATCGATGGTCCAGTGGCCTTGATCATGGCTATGGGGCGCGCCCTGGTTGCCGGCGTTGATGACGGCGACGACTTCATGAACGCCATACGGAACCCGATCATCGCATGAACATCGCTACTGGCCTCTACCTCTTCTTTGGCGTCCTTGGTCTGGCTCTTTTCGTAGCCGGAACCTTCGTGCTGCTGGGGCTCGGCTGGGCGCTCATTTCCGGTGCGGCGTCGGCGTTCGCCATAGCGGCGTTTATTCGCAAGGGGCTGACCAGTGAGTAAGAGTCTCGGAAAAGTCCTGAGCAGTGCCACGTCTGCGCCCAGGTCCTCATTGTTCAGTTGGGGGGATAAGACCATCCGCCTGACAGATGGCGCGTTCTGGTCGCAGTTCTTGGGGCGAGAGTCCTCAAGCGGGAAGAAGGTCACTGTCGACAAGGCAATGAAGCTGTCCGCGGTATGGGCTTGCGTTCGCTTGATCTCTACTTCTGTCGCCGGGCTGCCGCTTGGAGTGTACGAGCGGAAAGCGGACGGGAGCAGAGTCGATGCCCGGTCGTTCCCGCTCTACGATGTTGTTCACAATAGCCCCAATGACGACATGACGGCCTTCCAGTTCTGGCAAGCCATGGTCGCATCGATGTTGCTTTGGGGGAACGCATACGCGGAGATTCGTCGTGCTGCCGGTAGGCCTGCTGCGCTGGACTTCCTGCTTCCGTCGAGGGTCGACCTGGAGTGTGATGACAACGGTCGGCTGAAGTACTTCTACACGCCAAAGAAGGGTGCCCGTAGAGAGATCGAGCGCACAAACATGCTGCACATCCCGGCGTTTACGCTGGATGGCAGAGTCGGTCTCTCTGCCATCCGGTATGGCGTCGATGTCTTCGGTTCGGTCATGTCGGCGGAGGATGCCGCCAACGGCACATTCAAGAACGGACTACTCCCCACGGTCGCGTTCAAGGTTGACCGCATTCTCCAGCCTGCGCAGCGGGAGGAGTTCAGGGAGTATGTGAAGTCCGTGTCGGGCGCGATGAACTCCGGAAGATCCCCGGTTCTGGAGCAAGGGATTACCCCTGAAACCATCGGCATCAATCCGGTCGATGCTCAGTTGCTGGAGACGCGAGAGCATGGGGTGATCGAGATTTGCAGATGGTTCGGGGTACCGCCCTGGATGATCGGCCAGACCGACAAGGGGAGCAACTGGGGGACAGGGCTTGAACAGCAGATGCTCGCGTTCCTGACATTCTCGATCAGCTCGATCACGAATCAGATTCAGCAGTGCGTCAACAAGCGGCTGCTAACTGCGCCCGAGCGGATTCGCTATTACGCCGAGTTCTCACTTGAGGGGTTCCTGAAGGCTGATAGCGCTGGTCGCGCTGCCTGGTACAGCACCATGGCGCAAAACGGATTCATGACCCGCAACGAGGGTCGCCGGAAAGAGAACCTGCCAGAACTCCCCGGCGGAGACATTCTCACCGTCCAATCCAACCTAGTTCCAATCGACCAACTCGGTCAATCTAACGAGAGCCAGGCCGTCCGCGCCGCGCTCATGAACTGGCTCAGCCAGCCAGAACCACAGGAGTAACCCATGACTCTGCGAAATCTTCCGGCAGCGCCGGAGGCTCGCCCGCGCTCGGGCGTCCAGTGCGACCTGGCGCCCAAAGCGCTAGATGCATGGCGTCCTGAGCTTCGAGCAGCTTCTGGCGATAACCCGGACTCCACGATCACCATCTACGAGCCGATTGGCTACGACTGGTGGACCGGTGAAGGTGTCACGGCAAAACGCATTGCTGGCGCTCTGCGCTCCATCGGCAACGATATCGATGTGACCGTGAATATCAACAGCCCTGGCGGCGACGTATTCGAAGGCCTGGCCATTTACAACCTGCTGCGCGAGCACAAGGGCAAGGTCACGGTGAACATCATCGGCCTGGCTGCCTCTGCCGCCTCTTTCATCGCCATGGCGGGGGATGAGATCCGCATTGGCCGCGCCGCCTTCCTGATGATCCACAACGCCTGGCTGATCGCCATGGGCAATCGGAACGACCTGCGCGAGATCGCCGACTGGCTGGAGCCATTCGACATGACGCTGGCTGACATCTACGCACAGCGCACGGGAATCGACATCGACGACATCGTGAAGCAGATGGACGCCGAGACCTGGATCGGTGGGCGAGAAGCCGTCGACAAAGGGTGGGCAGATGCCTTCCTGGAGTCCGACGAGATCTCCAGCGCTCCCAGCAACCGCAGCGAATCCATCCTGGCCAAGCGCCGAATGGATGCCGCCCTGGCTCGCAGCGGCATGCCGCGAAGCCAGCGCAATGAACTCATCAACGACTTCAAGACCAGCATGCTTGGCGCTGCTGGCGGGGGTGGTGGCACCCCGACCGATATGCCTGGCGCTGTCGCTCCTGACCTCTCCGCTGCACTACGGGCAGCACAAGACATCACCAAATTCCTCCAAGGAGAATCGCAATGAGCGACTTCGAAAAACAAATCGGCGAACTGAACGCCAGCCTCAAGCAGGTCGGCGACCAGATCAAGTCCCAGGCCGAACAGGTCAACACCCAGATCGCCAACTTCGGCGAGATGAACAAGGAAACCCGCGCCAAGGTCGACGAACTGCTGACTGCTCAGGGCGAACTGCAAGCACGACTGAGCGCCGCGGAACAAGCCATGCTGGCCAACGAGAAGCGTGACGGCGGCGAAGAAGCACCGAAGACCGTCGGCCAAATGGTCGCAGAGAGCCTGAAAGAGCAGGGTGTAACCAGCTCCCTGCGCGGTTCGCATCGCGTATCCATGCCGCGCTCGGCCATCACCTCCATCGACAGCTCTGGCGGCGCCCTGGTTGCACCTGATCGTCGCCCCGGTGTCGTTGCCGCGCCGCAGCGTCGACTGACCATCCGCGACCTGGTTGCGCCTGGCACCACTGAGTCGAACTCCGTCGAGTACGTCCGCGAGACCGGCTTCGTCAACAATGCCGCTCCTGTTTCGGAAGGCACCCAGAAGCCATACTCCGACCTGACCTTCGAACTGGAAAACGCGCCGGTTCGCACCATTGCGCACCTGTTCAAGGCAAGTCGTCAGATTCTGGACGACGCATCGGCGCTTCAGAGCTACATCGATGCGCGCGCCCGTTACGGCCTGATGCTGGTTGAAGAAGGCCAACTGCTCTACGGGAACGGTACCGGCGCCAACCTGCACGGCATCATTCCGCAGGCGCAGGCATACGCGCCGCCGAGCGGTGTAGTGGTGACAGCCGAGCAGCGAATCGACCGCATCCGCCTGGCGATTCTCCAGGCGCAACTGGCCGAGTTCCCGGCCAGCGGCATCGTGCTCAACCCCATCGACTGGGCGCTCATCGAACTGACTAAGGATGCCGAGAACCGCTACATCATCGGCAGCCCGCAGAACGGCACCACTCCGACCCTCTGGCGTCTGCCGGTGGTGGAAACCCAGGCCATCACTCAGGACGAGTTCCTGACCGGTGCGTTCTCTCTCGGCGCCCAGATCTTCGACCGCATGGACATCGAGGTTCTGGTTTCCACCGAGAACGACAAGGACTTCGAGAACAACATGGTCACCATCCGCGCCGAGGAGCGGCTGGCCTTCGCGGTCTATCGACCCGAGGCTTTCGTGAGTGGTTCGCTGACCGCCAGCTGACTGGAAGGGGCCGGTCTCCCGGCCCCTCTTTCTTTGAGGTGACTATGCCTGACGTAATGATCAAGCCAATTCGCTCATACCTGGACGGCGGTCGCGTGAGAAAGGCTGGCGGTGATGCATACCTTGCATCCGAGCACCTGGCGCGCCAGTTGGTGGCCCGAGGCTTGTGCCAGATTGTGGAGTCAGAGATCCCAAAGCCTGTGGCTGGCGAGTCGCTGTCTGCCTCGCAAGTGGCCCCAGCCTCACAGCAGAAGACTGCGAACGAGTCCGAGAGTGGCGAAACTCCTCGCCGCAGAGGGCGGCCATCTGCACGAACACAACGTTCCGACTGACCCCCTGGGCTGATGCGCTGTGGGCAATGGATAAGGTCTGGTGGGAGAGATACGCCGCGGAGGCTAAAGCAAACTTCTGTGGTGAGCTTCTGACACTCAGCGCCAATCCCTTCGGAATAAAGACGGCGCGCATCGAGCACTACAGGAACTCAGGCGGCGGCGCAGTTTCCTTGGCCATCGCCAGGGGTGCTAAACGCATCATCCTGCTGGGCTATGACATGCAGAAAACCAATGGGCAATCGCACTGGCACGGCGACCACCCGAAAGGGCTCGGGAGCGCCGGCAAGATCGCGGAGTGGCCGTCCGAGTTCGAGCGCCTGAAGCGCAACAACCCGACAATCGAGATCATCAATTGCACTCGCGAAACAGCGCTGACCTGCTTCGCTCGACGCCCGCTGGAGGAAGTGCTGAATGAGCATGATCCCGCTTGATACAGCAAAGTCCTTCCTTGATGTGATCCACGACTGGGATGACGCCAAGCTCCAATTGCTGCTGGACGGGGCCGAAGACGAGGCCTGCCAATTCATGTGGCGCCAGTCTCTTGATGGCCTTTGCAATTGCGAAGAGAGCAGTGAGGTAGTCAGCAGCGAGCTAGGCATTCCGCCTAGCGTGGTCATCGGAGTGCTTCTTTTGCTTCAGGCCAGCTATCAGGCTGCTCCCGAAGAAATCGCAACGCTGCGCAAGGCGGCCGAAGTGAAGCTGATGCCGTACAGATGCGGCTTGGGGGTTTGAATGCTGGCCTACCGTATGCGCCACCGCATTCAGTTTCAGCGGCAGGTCCAAACACAAGACCCTGATACGGGGGAAATGGTGACGACCTGGGAGGCCGTTCTGTTCTCTGGTCGCGCCGACCTGCCCGCAGAGGTTCTGACTGGGCCGGGTCGCGAGTTGATCGCTGCCGACGCTACGCAGGCGGAGACCACTGCCAGGATCAATTGTCGGTGGTTCCCCGTAGAACGGTTGGAACTGTACACCTGGCGGGTCATCTGGGATGGCCGAGTCTACAACATCACCAGCGCAGAGACCGATGTCACCGCTCGCCGTGAGTGGCGTCTGCGCTGTTCTGATGGATTGACGGACGGCCGGTAACTATTTGGCCCGCAAGGGCGCTCAACACGCAGCTAGGCCCGTACAGCCGAACGGCGGATGTCGCTCATCCGTCCGCCCCGCTGCGTTTCTATTCGCCTGATGAGCGAGGTAACGACAGATGCGCGACAGTAATGTTTTCGAGATTAAGAGATTGGCTGATGGGCTGGACGCTGCTTTGAAGGCGACCGATGCCTATGAGTACCTAATAGATCGGATAGCCGCTGTCTTCCTGAAATGCAGCCTCGTCCGAACTGTCGGCCTATTCGATGAGATGGCAGTCCTCGAAGCGATCAACGAGATCGATCTTTGCATCAAAGCCTCTGGCGAAGACTCGCGCGTCGCGGGCTTGTGTCGCTACGCTTTGGAGCTATCTGGCGTAGGGGAAAACGAATTGATGATCGACGGTGACGGGAAGGTGAAGCGCCGCATGGTTTACTTCATTCGGAACAGTCGTGGATCGATCAAGATCGGTTCGAGTATGAATGTCGAGGATCGCCTACATCAGCTTGAAACTGGAGCTGGCGAACGCCTCGAACTTATAGCCTCTGTACCAGGATCCTTCGGTGCGGAGCGAGAGCTACACGCGCGGTTTACTGGTTTGCGCGAGCATGGCGAATGGTTCAGCCCTGGGGAGGAATTGCTGGAGTACATCAACCAGCTTCAATTGACCTTCGGCCTCGACGCCGCCTAACCCAATCGCGACGAACGAAAGCCCGCCTTGAGCGGGCTTCGTCGTTTCTGGAGATCATGAAATGACCGACCAAGCAATCGAGCAAGAAATCCAGGCCAAGGGCCTGACCGCTCCCCGCATCACGCCTGCTGACGTTGAGGCGAACATCGTGGGTGAATACTTCTTCACTGCCGAGGATGGGGTGAAGACCGCTTTCAACCAGCAGGATGAGCTGACGCGTTTGACGGGATACCACGCCGAGCTGGGATTGCTGACCTTCTGCGTACTGGTACTGAAGAACGGCTTCACCGTCACCGGCGAGTCGGCCTGTGCGAGCCCGGCGAACTTCGACGCGGAGATCGGCCGGAAAATCTCCCGGCAGAATGCCGTCTCCAAAATCTGGCCACTGATGGGCTACGAACTGCGTAGCAGACTGGCTGACTGATCCATGCTGATCCGTGGAATGCTCGGCCTCGGCGACTCGATCTATTCCAGGGCATTCCTGAGGAAGTACCCAGGCGCATTCCTCGAAACACCCTGGCCAGAGCTTTACCTCGACCTCGACGTGAAGTGCGTTCGCCCGGCGACGCAGTTGAGAACCCAGGCCAAGAACATCCAGCGCGAGCACGACTGGCACCGCCCTGTCGGCGGCGGCCAAATGCGCATCGCCTACGGCCGAGACCCGATCATTCAGGGGCTGCGCAAGGCGTTCCGTTGCGAACCCGGCGAGTTCGACCTGCCGGACTTTGGTCCTCCGCCAGTCGATGGGCGCTATGTGCTGGTTCGCCCAGCCACGGTTCGCGCTGAGTGGCGCGCAGACACGCGCAACCCACTGCCCGAGTACATCGCCAGCGCTGCCTCAGAGATGCGCCGCAGGGGCTGGAAAGTGGTTTCCGTGGCAGACCTGGAGCCGGGCAAGGAATGGGCGCTTGATCCACTCCCGCCGGCAGACATCCAGTTCCACAAGGGCGAACTGCCGGTTGAACAACTGCTGGCGCTGCTCCAGCACGCAGATGCCGTGATTGGCGGCATCGGCTGGATCGTTCCGGCCAGCATCGCCGCCAAGGTGCCGGCCTGGATCATCTGCGGCGGCCAGGGCGGCTACAACTCGCCGGAACACATCACCGACAAGTGCATGGACCTGTCCCGCATCACCTTCGCGGTCCCCGACAGGTTCTGCCGCTGCACCCTCAAAGAACACAACTGCGACAAGAGAATCACCGACTACGAAAGAAAATTTTCGAAGTGGGCTGACGCACTTCAAATCGAGATGACACCATGACCACGAAATACGCTCTCGGCTCCGATGAGGGATTGATCCCGACTGTTGACCTCGAATCGCTCTCTTCCTATTTGGTTGACGGTCGGGAGTATGTTGACCTTTGCCTGACAGAAGCAGGTTACGAACGACTCAAACAGCACTTCTTCCGCTTGTTCGAAAGTGAGCAGGAGGGCCAGGCATGACGCACGCTTTGCCGCCTGGGCTGACCGACTGCCTGCTCTGGTCTGAAGAGCTTGGCATGGGCTTCCACCCGCGCCTTCCGATGGACTATAGCGGGCCGTATTTCGAGAAGTACCAGCTGCTTGACGCTACCCCGATGGGCGCTGCGCTGACCCAGGCCCGTATTGATCTGGTGCGCCGTCACTTTGACGGCCAGGTGGTAGACATCGGTATCGGCGGAGGCCGTTTCGTCACCGAGTCCGGCGCTATGGGTTTCGACGTGAACCCGGAGGCGGTGGACTGGCTGAAGGCGCAGGAGCGCTACTACGACCCGTACCAGCACCACGCAGAAGCCGTGACCTGCTGGGACAGCCTGGAACACATCCCGGAGCCGGAGAAACTGCTGGACCACGTTGGCGAGTGGCTGTTCGTGTCGATGCCGATCTACAAGGATCAGGCCGACTGCCTGGCCTCCAAGCATTACAAGCCGGGTGAGCATTGCTGGTATTGGAGCCTTCCGGGCCTGGTTGCCTGGTGCGAGCGGCATGGCTTCGAACTGGTGGAGATGAACCAGGCGGAATCCGACCTTGGCCGAGAAGGCATCACCAGCTTTGCGTTCCGGAGGGTCCATGGCTGACGGCGTTGAGTTTAACATCACCGGGCTTGAAGGCGTGCTCGAGAAACTCAGAACTCTTGGCCCGCGACTTCAAAAGAACGGCCTGAGAAAAGCAGCCCGCAGGGCGATGAACATTGTCAGAGATGCCGCACGAGAAAGGGCGCGACTTGTCGATGATCCCGAAACACCAGAGAAAATCTGGAAGAACATCATCACTCAAGAGTCCGCCAAGCAGGGGCGGCGTGAGGGGGGAGTGGTGATGAAGGTTGGAGTGCGCGGTGGTGCTGGTCGAAACCAGTACAGCAAGGATGCAAGCGGAAATCCTGGTGGCGACACCAGACACTGGCGCTACTTGGAGTTAGGCACCAAGTACTCGCCGGCCAAGCCTTTCATGCGGCCTGCTCTGTCTCAAAACATTGAGCCCGTTACTGAAAAATTCATATCCGAGCTTGATGGCGAAATAGACAAGGCTCTAAGGGGAAGGTGATGCATCCGCCAATCTTTAAGGTCTGCTCAAGTAGCCCCGCTGTTACTGCGATCCTTGGCGCGTCCCCGCTGAGGATGTACCAGTTTGGCCTGGCCCCCCAACTCGTCGTCAAACCGTATGCAACATGGCAGACCATATCGGGGTCGCCGGAGAACTACCTGTGGGGCCGCCCTGACGCCGATGGGTTCACCATCCAGGTGGACATTTTCTCAACCACCGCTGCGGAAGCCAGAGATGCAGCAAAGGCCATCAGGGACGCAATTGAGCTTTCAGCTTATGTAGTCCGCTGGGGAGGAGAGTCTGTTGACCCTGAAACCAAGACCTACCGAGTTAGCTTTGACATCGACTGGATAGTCCAGCGATAGACACCTAAACCGATCAGCCCGCCACCGCGCGGGTTTTTATTGCTTGCTACAGGAGAAGACGCTATGTCGATGCTTACCCAAGGAACTCAGGTCTATGCCCTTGTTCCGCCCCCCTCTGGATCTGGTCCTTTTACGGTGATGGAGATCGAGTGCGCAACCTCGTTTAACCCTGGCGGTAACCCGGCAGACCAGATCGAGGATCCTTGCCTGAGTGAAACCTCGCGCAAATACAAGAAGGGCATGCGCACCCCTGGTCAGGCCACTCTCGGACTGAACGCAGATCCGCGGAATGCGAGCCATGTTCGGCTTTTTCAGCTCTCAGAGGATGACAGTGACCAGGATATTGTCTTTGCTGTCGGCTGGTCAGATGGTGTCGGTGTAAGCCCGTCCGCAGATCAAGACAGCACTGGCGACTGGGACTTTGATCTTCCGCCGACGCGTACATGGTTCGTTTTCCGTGGTTACGTCAGCGACTTCCCGTTCGATTTTGCAGCCAACACCCTGGTCGCCACCCAGGCCACGATCCAGCGCTCTGGCGCAGGGCAGTGGATTACGAAAACCGCGTAAGGAGCAGATATGAAACTAGCCGATCTGGTGGCCGCTGGCGCGGTCCTTGGCGATGGACTGGTGAAGAAAAGCATCACCTGGACGCACACTCCGCCGGGCAAGAAAAAGGCGGTCACGGACACCTTCGACGTGTTCATCAAACGCAGCAGTTTCGGTGCCATGGAACGCCTGTTCGCCCAAGACGACGACAAGAAGAGCCAGAATGCGCGTTACCTGGCTGAGAGCGTCAGACTGGGCGAGGGTGGCGAGGAAGAGATTCCCTACGAAACTGCGTTCAACCTCGACCCTGCGTTGGGCTTCCTGCTCTTGCAGGCTGTCGCGGAGGTAAATGGCACGGCGCCGGGTGACGAAAAAAACTGACGCCCGCCGATGAGGTTTGGCATGAACTCGTGCTGAACGGCATCGGCGGTTGCACCATTCGCGAGGCGAAGGAGCGCATCGACTACGATGAGTACAGGGCGTGGGTTGCCTACCTGAAAAAGCGTGGCTCCCTCAACGGGAGCTATCGCCTGGAGTGGGTGCTGGCTCAGTTAGCCGCGATTCAGGCCAAGGTAGGGGGTGTGAAGTGCGAACCCGACGACTTCCGCCCCCATGTTCGGGGGCCGGTAGAGCCGGTGGGTATCTCGCTCGAGCAAGCCATGGCCGCATGGGTTTGACCTGGCAAGGATGCCGGGTTCCTGTGCTGGCGCTCCGGTTGGCGAGGATGCTGGCTCCGTGCTAGATTCCGGGCGATCACCACCGGGAGGGTTGTTAATGCGTAATATATTGGTTGCTTCAATAGTTCTAACTGCTGTTTTAAGTGGATGCGCCTCTAGTGGAAAAGAGATTACGCAGGAGCAGGTGGATAGAATTGTGCAGGGACAAACAACTCAGGATCAGTTGATTTCGATTTTTGGCAAGCCCATGGCGGAACAATACAATTCAGATGGGAGCCGTGTACTTACCTGGGGGTATGCCTATGTTGGGTTTATGGGGGCTGGCACAGAAACCCAGGGGCTTTCGGTAATTCTTGGTCCAGATGGAAAGGTTACAGGGTATAGCAGGGCAGGTTCCTCTCCATCCCCTGCAAGATTTGGTCGGTAAGCTGTTTTAGTTTCTGATTTAATCGGCAGGTAAGATATGTTTGAGGAAGTTTATAATAATTGGGTTTCTATTTTGTTTTTCGGGGTTTGGTTGGCGTCAATCTCTGCGTATCTGGCAGCATCTCGCAGAAGAAGTATAGCCCTATGGTTTGTCTTTGGTTTCTTCGCTCCGATAATCGCCATACCTCTTATATTTATTCTAGGGGAAGATAAGCAAGCGTCTGAACGCTCGTCTCGTCAGGCCGCAGTGGATGTCGGTATATCGAATGGTTTTAAGAAATGCCCATATTGCGCGGAAGCCGTCAGAGAGGAGGCTAAGCTATGCCGACATTGTCGGTCTGAGATATGAGATATGGGCATGTCTGTACTGGCATCGGCCAAACTAAAATTGGCCGAAAATCATATTCAATGGGGATGATTATCTGAAGAAGTAGAAAATCCCTATGCAAGCCGCCTTCGGGCGGTTTTTTATTGTCCGGAGAAAAGCTAAATGGCCTCTCGCTCCCTTGGTGTGCTGACGCTCGACCTCATTGCGCGCATTGGGGGATTTCAGCAGAACATGAATCGTGCAGCCCAGGATACTGCGCGCAGTATGGGGCGGATCGAGCAAAGCACGCAGCGGGCGAGTTCGACGGCAGTTAGCGCTATCAAGTCTATTGGTGTTGCGGCGGCTGCTTATCTGAGCGCCCGAGAACTTGTTGGATATTCGCAAGCCTGGGTCTCTATTGAGAACCGCATCAAGCAGGTCAGCGAAAGTCAGGCTCAGTTCAGTCAGTCGATGGATGCAGTGTATTCCGTCGCTCAGAATGCGCGGTCATCTTTGGAGGGCACTGCGGAGCTGTACCAGAGGATTGCCGCTTCAACTGGCGACCTCGGGGTAAATCAACAGCAAGTTGTCCAGGTGACCCAGAACATCAGCAAGGCCATGTCGGCCAGTGGTGTTTCCGCTGCCGCTGCGGAAGGTGCGCTGGTGCAACTCGGACAGGCCTTTGCCTCTGGCGTGCTCCGAGGACAGGAGTTGAACTCGGTACTTGAGCAGGCTCCAGGCCTGGCCCAAGCCGTCGCAAACGGTCTCGGGGTTGCGGTTGGAGACCTTCGAAAGCTTGGCGAACAGGGCAAGCTGACTTCCAAGCAGGTCTTCGAGGCGATCCTGTCTCAAACACGCGCTATTGATGACCAGTTTGCGCGCGCCCAGACCACTATCGCTGGCGCGTTTCAAGTGTTGGAGAACAGCGCGACCAAAGCGATCGGCAGCCTAGATAGCACTCTCGGGGTGTCCAAGGCTTTTACGGAAGCCATGGTTTCCCTGTCGAAGTCGCTTGACTCTACGGGCGTACAGGCCTTCGTCCAGGTCCTGAATACTGGGCTGTATCTGGCGATCGGACGTACTGCTGGCGCTCTGGTAAGCGCGACGGCTGCCAAGATCGCAGACGCCAAGGCGACCCAGGAGCAGACCTATGCTGCGTCGGTTGCTGCGGCCGGAGAGGTGCGACGCGCCCAGGCGGTCAAGGCCGAGGCCGTTGCTGAGTTAGACCGAGCCCGCCAAGCCGTGGCTTCTGCTCGTGCACAGGTGGCTGCTGATCGGGAGCGGCAAGCCTCCGAAATCTCTCGTTTGCGGGCCGTACAGGCATCGCTTGTGGCTGAGCGCGAACTCGAAGGTCAGCGGCTGAAGGCCCAAATCACAGAGATTGGCCGACAGCAGTCTGTCGCTCGAATGGCCGAGTTACGGCTATCCGAAACGGCCATCATCAAGCAGCTTCAGGCTGCCGAGGCGCAATTGACGGCCACCTCCGTGGCGGGCTCGCAGGCGGTTACCGCAGCCCTTGCTCAGCGAGTGTCTGCAACCGAAGCGCTTTCTGCGGCGAACTTGCAACTTACCGCAACTCAAACTGCCTCGACGGCCGCAATGGGCCGATGGTTCGCGGCCAGCACAGCTTTGGGGGCAGGGTTAAATGCCCTGAGAACAGCAGGCGCGGGGATTCTCAGGATTGCTGCTGGATGGCCGGGGCTGATCATCTCGCTGGGGATGGTAGCCTTGTCCTTCGTCGATTTCGGGGACAAGGCCGAGAGTAATGCTGGTCGTGCGGCCAATGCTTTCGAAGACGCCTCCACCCGCATCCGTCAGGCCGCTCGGACGATGATTCCGGAGGATCTTTCCGGGCTCAGCTATGAGCAGTTGAAGCAGCAGTTGGCGGGCCTTCAGGATCAATTGAAGGATGCCGAGGCGCTTCAGGAGCGGTTCCAGAAGGGCGTTGACGACAATACCGACGTTCCGTTTGGTCCTTCGCTGGACGAGGCAAAGGAGAAAGCAGAGTCCTTGCGCCTTGCCATCCAGAAGACACAGCGAGAACTGGACGGTGCAAGGTTCGCTTCGGATAAGGCTGGCGCGAGCTATCTGGATAATTTGCAGAAGCAGAGCGTTGTCGCCGGCAAACTGACCGAGGTAGAGAAGCTCCGTGCCCAGGTCAACGCTGGCATCCTGAAGCTAAGTCCTGACGATGAAAAGCGCGCCCTGGCCTATGCCGCAACCGTGGACAAGGCGAATGCCTCGACCAAGTCCCAGAAGGACCTGTTGAAGGACTCTGCGAAGGGGCTGAAGCAGGCTGAGGAGCGGTATCGGGACCTCAAGAAGGAGATAGACCCTACCGCGACTGCGACGGACGAGTACAGGAAGAACATCGAAGCCCTCAACATCCTGAAGGACAGGGGAAAGATCACGAGCCAGGAGTATGCGAAGGGAATCGACTGGGCGGCCAAGTCGTTCAACTCCGCAGTGGACGCGGCTAATCCGTTCGTGAAGCGGCTCAGAGAGATCAAGTCCGCGATGGACGAGAGCTTGGGCAATCTCAAGCTCGAAGGGCAACGCGAAATCCTCGGGATGGGGATGAGCGATAGCCAGAGGGGGCTGTTCGACAAGCTGAACGAGGAGAATGACCGTTACGCCAAGGCCCGCAGGGATCTTGCCGACCGCTACGCAGACAGATCGGTCGGGATGAGCGACGACGAGTACCAGCAGGAACTTCAGGCTCAGCAGAAACACCATGAGCAAATGCTGGAGCAGTTGCAGGCAAACTACGATGCTCGACTTGAGGCCCAGGGGGACTGGGTGTCTGGAGCCCGCTCCGCATGGGAAACCTACGTGGAGGATGCACAGAATTACTCGAAGCAGGCCTCTGACTTCGTGTCTGGCGCACTTGGCGATGCTACCAACGGCTTGGGCGATGCAATCACCGATATCGTCACGCGGACCAAGAGCCTCGGAGATGCGTTCGGTGACATGGCTGCGGACCTGGCTAAGTCGGTCATCAAGGCCCTGGCTGACATGGCCGCCCAGTGGCTTGTCTACCAGGCGGTGCAGTTGGTCGTAGGGAAGACGGCTCAATCGACTGCGGCAATCGGGCTGGTCGCCAATGCTCAGGCAACGGCGTTCCAGGCACAGCTAGCAGCTTTTGCCTCGACGGCTGCCATCCCGATTGTTGGCCCTGGCCTGGCTGCTGGTGCTGCTGCGGCTGCCGCCGCAGCTACCGCGCCAATGGTTGCTGGAGTTTCTTCGGCGGCCTTCGCGGGCATCGCGCACGGCGGCATCGACAACATCCCGAAGGAGAGTACCTGGCTGCTTGATGCTGGTGAGCGGGTGCTCAGTCCGAATCAAAACAGGGACCTGACTGCTTTCCTCAGCAGGGAAGGCGGCGCGAGTGCTGGGGCTGGACAGGCGCCGTCGATCACTATCAACGCTCCGGTCACGGTTAATGCCCAGCCCGGCATGAGCCAAGAGGAAGCTCGAATGCAGGGAGAGGCTGCCGGGCTGGCCTTGCGGGAGGAGGTCCGGAGCGTCATTCGGGAAGAGTTGGGGCAGAACGGTCTGCTTTGGAGGCGATAAGTGGCTGAGACCTTTTCTTACTGTACCCGCCTTGGAGCTACCGGCGAGATTGCCCAGCGCACCTGGCAGAACGACTTCGGGGATGGATACGTTCAGTCCGGCGGAACGGGGATCAACACCAGATCCGAGACCTGGGATGGAATGACGATCATCGGGCGCCTGGAGGCTGGTGATGATCTCCTGGGCGCCCGCGCCTTCCTGGACCGGCACGAGGGGTATAGGTCGTTCCTGTGGACGCCCCCTGGCGGCGTACAGGGTCGATACCGGTGCAATGGATACAAGCTGAGGCCGTTGGGTGGAGGGCTGTACGAACTGAGCTTCACGTTCGTTCAGGTCTTCTACCCGTAACAACCAACCATGAGCGGCTATGCCGCGGGAGAGTGTGATGAAACTCGATAAGCTGGATGTGGCCGTAGAGCTTCCGCAGCCAGGTAGTGCAGAGTTCGAAAGGCTTGTCTCGGAGGCAACGATCTCGCCGGTTGATGTCACTGGCCTGTGTCTGCCGAAAGAGCTTACAGACGAGTTGGAAAGAAAAGCCGACCTGCTCGAGCGTCGGCTTTCGAGGATGGAGGCGGCTCTTGGGCTTGAGCCGATCCTTTAGATCTGATCCATCTTGCTGGCAGACCTCAGCCCTGAAATCAAGGCATCAAGAGCCAGGTGGTGCTCAGAAGATCCGTCGCGGAGGGAAGCATCTGCTGGCATTTTGGATTTGATGGTCTCGATATGCTCAACCACCTTGTCGATGGCCCCTTTGTTCGTTGACCCAAGAATTGAGCCAACCACCGATAGTGCGGCCATAACGCTCAGTTGGAAGGGTGATACAACGGGCTTTTCGCTCATCTTGACCTCCTAGGTCTTTAACCGCGCCGACATTGGCGCCTCCCGATCCCTGGGCCGGCACGCTCAGGGTCGGGAAACCCTTGCATGAAGGCACGACGCTACTACCCCGGTAGGGCGGTTGCCACTGGCATTTCATCCACGCTGTACAACCTTCCAGCCCGCCTCGCGCGGGCTTTTTCATATCTGGAGAACGCATGGCCTTCAATGCTGATGTGCAGAAGCTTGAGCCGGGGAACCTGATCCGGCTGTTTGAGGTGGATGCGACGCGCCTTGGCGGAAATCTCTGGCGATTCCATGGCCACGCCCAAGAAGGGGAAATCATCTGGCAGGGCAATGTGTACGAGCCGATCCAAATCACCGCAAAAGGCTTTGATATCCGCGGCGATGGTCGACCCGCGTCGCCGACCCTCCAACTGGCAAACGAACTCGCCGGCATACGAGGAGCGATATCGGCCATCTGCCTTCAGTTGCGAGACCTCTGTGGCGCCAGGGTGCGGGTGATCGAGACGTGGAGGCACTATCTGGATGCCGCGAACTTCCCTGATGGCAACCCCGATGCAGCCGACGAGGCTCGGATGGGGATCTGGTTCATCGAGCAGAAGACCGAGGAAACCCGGGAGCAGGTCACCTTCGCGCTCAGCAGCCCTATCGACATGGAGGGGCAGATGCTACCGGCCCAGCAGATCACCAAGCTTTGCCGGTGGGCGTGCCGAGGTCAGTATCGAGGAGAGGCTTGCGCCTATACCGGCGCTGCCCTCTTCACGAAGAAGGATGAGCCTACCGATAACCCGGCTCTCGATCGGTGTGGCGGCCGCTGGAGCAGTTGCAAGCTGCGCGGCAACACCAACCGCTTCGGCGGTTCCTTGGGGGCAAGTTTGATCGTTTCGTCGAGGTAAGCATGCGCATCAGTCAAAAGCTGCAGTGTCAGATCCTGGCGCACGCCGAAACCGTCTACCCGAGCGAGGCGTGTGGCGTATTGCTCAAGACCGATAGCGGCCGAGAATACGCGCCTTGTGGCAACCTGGCGGTCAGTGATCGCGAAAACTTCGTCATGGATCACCGGGACTACGCAGCAGCAGAGGACCGCGGCGAAGTAATTGCCGTCATCCATAGCCATCCTGACAAGGCTCCGATCCCGAGCATGGCCGACCGGGTCAGTTGTGAGCTTCACGGATTGCCGTGGGGAATCATCGGGCTGCCGGGTGGGGAAATGACCTGGTTCAAACCATCAGGTTATCGTGCCCCGTTGCTTGGCCGAGAGTTTTCCCACGGCTTGCTCGACTGTTGGGGCGCCTGCCGGGATTGGTACGAGCGAGAAGCTGGGGTGACGCTGCCGAACTTCGAGCGCAAGGACCTTTGGTGGGAGGTCAAGGACGGATCGAGCCTGTACGAGGACAATTACGAGAGTGCGGGTTTCTATCGCGTTGAAGACCTGCGCCGCGGCGACATGCTGGTGTTTCAGGTGCCCACTCCAGGGAGGCCTTGTTATCACCCGAACCATGCCGCGATCTATCTCGGTACCGATCCTTGCTTGCGAAGTGAAGAGGCTCCAGCGCTGGGCGGCTCGGGTCCGTTCATCTATCACCACATGGCGGGTCGCGCGGCCACACGCGAAATCTACGGCTGGTCCATGGCCAACAGGGTCCGGCTGATCCTTCGCCACAAGGACTTCCCCCAATGAAGACCGTGCGACTGTATGGCGCGTTGCGCCGTGAATTTGGCCGTGAGTATGTGCTCGATGTATCAGGGCCGCGAGAGGCCGCCATTGCCCTGGCCAGCATGGTAGATGGTTTCGAGAAATTCATGCGAACCGCAGAAGAGCGCGGGATGCGGTTCGCGGTTTTCGTAGGGCGGCGAAATCTTCGCGAAGAGGAGCTTAACCTGGCCGGAGCCGGCGAGTCGGTCATCCGCATCGTGCCAGTCATCCAAGGCAGCAAGAGTTCCGGGATTTTTCAGACGGTCCTGGGGGCGGCGTTGGTCGTTGCGGGCTATTTCACGTTCGGTACCACCTCGGCAATAGGCGTTGCAATGATGGCTGGCGGCGCTGGCCTGGCGCTTGGTGGCGTTGCCCAGATGCTGGCCCCGTCAACTCAGGCTTCCGCCGCGAAGAACGAGGATGGGAATAACCCGAGCTATGGATTCGGTGGCGCCATGACCACTATTGCTCAGGGCAACCCATACCCAGTGCTTTACGGCGAGCGAGAGATCGGCGGCGCCGTCGAGTCGGGCGGGGTTTACACGGAAGACCAGCTCTAGCACGACTGCTGCCAGACCCCGCCTCGGCGGGGTTTCTTGTTTCTGGAGATCGAAAATGTCTGTTGTGACCGAGAAGCGCCATCAGCCTTTGCGTGGAAGCAAGGGGGGCAGTTCCAAGCCGAAGCAGCCGCACATCGCCCAGAACGGCGTCGCATCGCTGTCCACTGCTCGGATCGTGTATCTCCTGAGCTGGGGTCCGATTGTTGGCCCAGTCAATGGACTCAAGTCGATCAAGCTTGACGGTACTCCGATCCAGGCAGAAGACGGCACGCTGAACTATCCCGACGTGAAGTGGCAGTTTCGACCGGGCGAGTTAAATCAGGAGCGACTGGAAGGTGTAGCGGAGTCCAGCAACGAGATTGCGGTGGGCCAGACCTTGCTCAGCACGCAGCCCTACATCTACACCGTCACGAACGCCACGGCGGATGCGGTACGCGTGCGCCTGTCCTGGCCCAACCTGCAGGCGCAGGATTCGTCCGGGAACATCAATGGGGTGCGCATTGAGTACGCGATCGATGTCGCCACGGATGGCGCTCCTTACCAGACCGTACTCAGCACGTTTGTCGACCGGAAGAACGTTACGACTTACTACCGTTCTCATCGGATCAACCTGCCGGCAGGAGGGCACTGGGCGGTTCGCGTGCGGCGGATCACGCCTGAGGCGAACAGCTCTCTGGTCCAGGACACCATGATGCTGACTGCGATAGCTGAAGTTGTCGACAGCAACCAGGAGTTTCCGCTCACCGCCGTTGGCTGCGTGGAGTATGACGCCCAGCAGTTCGGGGGCGACTTTCCGAAGTTCTCTGCGCTCATGCGCGGGCGGATCGTGCGGGTTCCGATGAACTATGACCCTGAGACTCGGACCTATTTTACCGGCGGCCCCGGTACCACGAATGGCGTTTGGGACGGCACCTTCAAGGAGGCTTATTCCAACAATCCGGCCTGGGTCTTCTATGACCTGGTGTTGAACCCCTATTACGGTCTGGGTGAGCGCATCGACCAGAGCATGGTCAACCGTTGGGCCCTCTATCGCATTGCGCAGTACTGCGACCAGTTGGTGCCAGACGGGAAAGGCGGTCAAGAGCCTCGGTTCACTTGCAACCTCTATCTTCAGAAGCAAGAGGAGGCGTATGCCGTTCTTCAGGACCTCGCCGCAATCTTTCATGGGTTGGCGTTCTGGGATGGTAGCCAGATCACTGTCAACGCCGACATGCCTCAGGACCCGGTTTACACCTACTCCACTTCGCAGATTCTGAACGATGGCGTGGTTGCGTATTCGGGGACGCGGACGCGAGACCGCCATTCGCTGGCGATGGTCTCTTGGGACAACCCGGCCAATGCGTTCGAGACAGACAAAGAGCCGGTCTTCGACGAGGATGCGATTATCGAGCTTGGCGGGATCGTCAGGGAGGTATCGGTCGGGGCTCTCGGCTGCACCAGCCAGGGTCAGGCGCAGCGGGCGGGGCAGTGGGCGCTTATGACTGAGCAGTTGCAGACTCGTGGGGCCGTCTGGAAGGTTGGCCTGGATGGATTCATCCCGCGGCCTGGACAGGTGGTGGCTCTGGCAGACCCCATGCTTGCCGGTCGTGCGAATGGCGGCAGGATCTCGGCGGTATCTGGACGAGCAATCACCGTAGACCGAGATGTGGATATCCCGGTCGGCGCGCGGCTGCGAGTCAACCTGCCCAGTGGGCGCTCGGAAGCCAGGGCGATTCAAGGTCATGACGGACGCGTCATAACGGTGGTGGCCGACTTCAGTGAAGAGCCTTCCCCCGAGAGCGGTTGGGCGATCGACTACGACGACCTGGCCCTGATGCAGTTCTACGTCAAGAACGTGACCAGACCAAGTTGGGAGCAATTCCAGCTTGAGGTTATCCAGCACGAGCCCGGCAAGTTTGATGCGATCGATCACGGGGCGATCATCGATTCTCGGCCGATCAGCGTCCTCCCGTCCGGGGTGCAGGATCCACCTGCACGCGTATTGATCTCGCAGCACATCGCGGTCGAGCAAGGCCTGGCGGTCACGATCATGACCATCGCCTGGGACGCGGCACCGGACGCGGTAGCGTACGACGTAGAGTGGCGCTGGGGCTCGCGCGAGTGGGTCAGGGTTCCGCGTACGGGGGAGCTGATGGTGGAAGTACGTGGGGTATACACCGGCCAGTACCTTGCGCGCGTGCGGGCTGTGAACTCCATGAACGTGTCGTCGATCCCAGCGAACTCGGTGTTGACCAACATCACCGGCAAGACCGGTGCGCCGCCGGCGCTGGCGTTCCTGCGTACCACCAGCGGACCGTGGAAGATCGGTCTGGAGTGGGGATTCCCGGCCAGTGGAGCGGCGGACACCGCCTACACCGAGATCCAGCAGTCGGTCACCCCGGGCGGCAGCGAACAGAACGCAACTGCCCTGGGCTTGTTTGCATACCCGACCGATACCCACACGCTGACCTCGCTGGCGGCCGGCGCTCGCCTGGCCTTCCGCGGGCGGCTGATCGACAGGACCGGCAACGTCGGCCCCTGGTCGGCCTGGGTCGACGGCATAAGCTCGACGGATGCGAGCGAGTACAACGAGCTGATCACCAAGGAGTACGTCGAGTCCGCGCTGGGCGAGCAGTTCTTCGCCGAAATCGATCAGATGCAGGTCGATATCAGTGGCCTGCAGGACCAGATCGACAATCTGACCGATGTGCTGGCCTACGACCCGACGAAGACCTACGCGAAGAACGATATCGTGCGGGTCGGCAACCGGCTGTATCAAGCGAAGCAGACGGTGCCGCTCAACGCCTCGCCGCCGAACGCGACCTACTGGGCCGACATCGGACAGTCGATCGAGACGGCCAACGGCCTGGCCCAGCAGGTGGCCACCAACACCGCGGATATCACCGAGCTCGACGGTAAGGTCGAAGCGGCGGCTTCGAGCCTGGATGTTCTGCAGGCTGCCGCCCGCCGGGAGCCGGCGACCGGAGAGAAGGCCGATGCGCTGAAGGGCTGGGACACCATTGCTCGAGCCGCCACCGAAGTCACCGTGCGGGCGAACGAGGACGAAGCGCAGGCGAAGCGGACGAGCTTGCTTGAAGCGCGGACTGCAACTGCGGAGGGGCGCATTACCACGGTCGAGCAGGTGACCGCGAGCGACAGACAAGCCACTGCCCAGCGCATCGACCAACTTTCAGCGGAGGTGGGTAGCAACAGTGCGGCAATCCAGACGACGTCCCAGGCAGTGGCCTCTCTGGATGGGAACGTTCAGGCGCTCTACAGCGTGAAGCTCCAGGCCCATACCAATGGGCAGCAGTACGCCACCGGGTTCCAGCTTGGGTTCGACAGCGGTACGAGCGTGACGACCATGGCGTTCCAGGCTGATCGGTTCCTCTGGTTCAACAGTTCCAGCGGGCAGGCCGTGGCGCCGGTCTCGATCGTCGGCGGCCAGATGTTCATCAACAACGCGATGATCCAGGACGGTTCGATCACCAACGCGAAGATCGGCAACGTGATTCAGTCGACCGCACTCGGTGCCAACGGCGAGCCGCTGTGGAAGCTTGATAAAGCAGGGAGTTTGACGATGAACAGCGCAACGTCCGGAGGCTTCATGAGGCAGACAGCGGAGGCCGTTAAAGTCTACGACGCGAACCTGGTGTTACGGGTACAGATCGGGAATCTCGACGCATGAGCTATGGCATCCGAATTCGAAACGCA